ACGGAAGCCCTATATCCGCAATCGGCGCACTGGCGTTATTCACAAGCAGCCGACACGTGAGGGTTGCAACGTCGATCAAGTGCCGAGGAAGTTTCGCGAGCCGTTGGACGATTGGGTTCCCTCCCAGGACGGGGATCGGTTGTGTCGTTACTGCTTCCCCGAGGGCTGGCCCTGATTCCCGTACCTAATACCATAATCTTTTCTCGAGGAGTAAAGTCATCAATTTATAATGTCTCCATATGTCGGGAATACCTATTTGATACCCTATTTCAATGGGGACTTCTAAATAGAGCGAACCCCCGATCCGTCGATGTGGAGCCATGGGGCGAGGTTGTTTCGGGATTTGACACGGCTGATTTGGATCTAATCAAGGCCAATTTTTCTATCGCACGATCCTATCATCGAGGACTTCCGTCAGAGGAGGGAAATAATGGCTAAGCGGCACAGGGGCCGAGGCGGAGCCAGATAGTGCCCCTCTCAAAATTGATCATCAATGGGGAGAAGGTAGACTTCGATACGGCCTTGAAGCTGGCCAAGATCGGGGAGACAAACCTTCCATATCCCTTCATCAAGGCTGTTGTGTCCGGTATCACTGACCGGCAAGCCGCTATTCCCGAGGACCAAGTCTCAGTCACCGATGTCATTGGCTGCCCTCGGGCTAAGTATCTGAAGACCAACGAGGAGTACGCTGAAAGGCCAGAGGACATGATGGCTGCCTTCCGGGGTACCCTTCTGCACCAAATATTGGCCAACTACGCAGAGGAGGAGGCCACTGTAGAAACTCGAACGTCGCGGGATTATGCTGGTCACACCCTATACGGCACCGCCGACTCGATCATTACCACCCGTGTAAATGGTCGATACAAACTGCGGGACTTTAAGAGCACCAAGCGCGTGCCCCTCTACAGCCCGTGGTCCAATCACGTTCAACAGGTCAACCTCTATCGATGGTTGTACGAGCTCCCGGCAAAGGGGACGGACATGTCTGTGATCTACTTCGACCTCAACGGGGCTGAGGTTGCGGAGCGTGCTGTTAAGGCGCGCGACTATTGGTCGGATACGCAGGTTGAGGCTTTTCTCAACAAACGGTTCGTCCCCCTAGCCGAGGCTCTCAAGAACAAACGGATGCCGTTGTACCGGGACGTGCCGGCCGACCTACTACTCTGGATGTGCGGCTTCTGCCCGGTCTACGAGTCCTGCTACAATCATCTGCTCAATGAGCCGGGATCCCTGCCCATCTTCGCGCAGGCTGCCCGAGGGAGGAAGAAATAATGTACAATGCACCCACCCCAGAACCAGCGACAAAGAAGAAGGAGCCACGGAAGTTGACCCGGGCGCATGTTTTCGAGAGTCTCCGTGTTGGTGGCGGTATAGTTACCGCATTCCTGGGCGTTTTTGTGGGGCTGCCGGTAGCGATAGCCGCATATACTGCGATTCCCTTTGGGCTCGCAGTGGGTGGCTTCTTTGTCTTCGCCGTCGCAGCCGTCATATCCTTTCTAATCGGGGATCGTGTAGTCACTAAGCAGAACAAGTTTTACACCAACGTCCTGGAGCGCATGGGCTCCGGCAGAACAAGTTTTACACCAACGTCCTGGAGCGCATGGGCTCCGGGCTCCGGGCCTAAGAGGAAATAGTCACAAATGAAGTTCGATCCGAGCCTAGAGAAGCAGACCCGTATGGAGCGGGCTGGGGCACTCTACCAAAAGGGGGCATCCCTGCGGCAGGCGGCCCACACTACCAGTGTCTCTTACTCGGGTCTACGTAAGTGGCTGGCCTCCCGCGATATAGACCGTAGACCACCGGGTCGCCATCTTCAGGTCACCAAGCAAGAGGTGAAGGACCTGGTTAGGGCGCACCAGCATGAGCACAAGAGTCTGCGGGAACTAGCCAAAGCGACCAGCCATGATCGAGGGGCCATTGCCTTGGCTATACGCCGGGCCGGCTTCATGACTTACACGGCCCAACAGATGCGATCCCTGCTGCAGAAGCGGCGCGATGGCGAGTTCGTGGAAAAGGTAATAGGGCTGTATGGGGAAGGCTATCCGATCAAGGAAGTAGCCGCCCATCTTCACATAGATGCCCGTCGGGTGCGGCGTATCATACGGGCAAAACCATAGGAGGACTAATGGCAAAGCCCCGACGCAAGCTACCGATCACAGAAGTGAAGGTTTCCAAGAGATGTAGTTACCGTCACGTCGTACAGGAGGGTGAGTTTCGTTGTCGATGGCGCCACCCAGTGGTCATCGAGGATGACCTGACGCCTGCATATTTGGATATCGAGACTTCGAATCTGGATGCTAGCTTCGGCCAGCTCCATTCGTATGCACTGAAGCCGCAGGGCCAAACCCGGGTTATCGCTCGGGCCATCAAGCAACGATCTCTGGCTGGCGAGAAGGAACTGTTGGAGCAATTCCTTGAGGATGTCAAACCCTTCAACTGCTGGATCACATACTATGGCACGGGGTTTGATGTGAAGTTCCTGCGTACCAGGTGCATGTACCATAGGTTGCCATTCCCCGGCTATGGCATGGCAATCCACGTTGATTTGTATTACGTCGCCCGAGGCCGGATGAAGATGCATTCGAATCGGTTGCAGGCCGTGGCCGAGTTTCTCGGTATCGAAGGCAAGACTCCTCTACGGGGCGAGGTGTGGGTGAAGGCTTCACTGGGTGATAAAGAGGCGCTTAGCTACATCTTGCACCACAACATTGAGGATGTACGTGTTCTTGAAAAAGTGCATGTGCGCCTAGAACCCTATATGAAGTCAGTCGTACGTAGATCAATCTAGGGAGGATGATGGAAGTGCCAGAACAAGAACCGTGGTTCAGTCGTGTGGACGGGCGTGTTCGTGAGATCAATAAGGCCTTGAACAGGATAGCAACAGTGGTAGACCGTGTTTTAGGGTCTCGTCCTAGTGCATCAGAAGCCATGCCGTCCCATAATGCATTGTTCATCGATCTGTATGATGCCCTGCACGTTGCAGGTAGCCTTGCGGGAGAGTTGGCTGACCGGCTAGAAGAATTGACTGGTGGAGAGTTGTCCGCGACACAAGAGGTGTCTACACGTATTCGGTAGTCGGAGAATAGTCCATGGGATCTCGGGCCAAAGAGCCAGATTTAGTACGTAAGATTGGGCGCTGGACCGTTAGTATTTGGTTCTGGCCACCCTACATTCTATGGGAGGCCACATGGTAGATCTTGGCAAGGCCCTATCTGGGGCACATTGCACGGCTTGTGGACTCGACTTCGGCGATAAGTGCCTAGTCACTGTGGTTCCGCTCCTCCGCATCACCCTGCGAGGAGAGCTCACTGAAGTGCCTACGCCCCTCGTGTTCACGCCAATGCTGTGCCCTAACCCAGAATGTCGTAAGCCCATGGTTCGGGTGCAAGAACGGCCGCTAGTAGAAACGCCGGGTTTAGTGATAGCCCGGCGTCAATAGGAGGCAGCATGTCGTCATGAAGCGTGTAGCCATCTTTACAGTAATCGCGATGCTGTGTGGCGGGTTGATATCGCCCCTGGAGGTCTTCGCGCCGGTGATTTTACCTGTATATGCGGCTCCGGCGTCGGTTCCGCTACGGGAAAGAATGCCGGATATATCGCGTTCCGTGCTTGTTGGCGAGCTCGAGCGTGAGTGCGCATTTGCCGTTTCGTACACGGTGAAATTTTACAATACGCGCGGTGATGGTGTAAAAGGGATTCCGGCGGCTGATACTGCACTGTACTTTCTGAAGCCTGAGAAGAAGCCATTCATGGCCGTGTACTGGCGTGCGCCGGATTACGATACGGTTGATCGTCTGCTGATGGACCTTGATCTGAACGGGTACGCCGATATCGTAGGTGTCGTGTTTGACGATGTGTTCGGTGGACATCCGTGTGACGCACTCATGCACTATCTTGCAAATAAAAAGCCGTAAAAGCCGTGACATACGTTGCTTGGGTCCTGCTGCTCCTTGCGGTAACGCATGGGGCGGTCTGGGTGACGGCTGCTCCTCAACCGTTCGATGATCGTGTAGCGATGGTATGGACTGATCGGGGATTCACCGGGTCAGCCTTTCGCGCGAATGGAATAGTGAGGACGGCGCATCATGTATTTAATACGAGAGTGCTGCAAACGGTTGGCTGGCCGGGACAGATGAGTGTGGCGCAGGTGGTATGTAGTGATAGCGAAACGGATAGTGTGACGATTGAGAGCGATGTACCCTTGAGAGGCTATGGGATTGGCGCGCCTCCGTTTCTCGGCGATAAAGTGTCCTTGCTAGGATGGCGCATGGCCGGAAACGCATACGTGCTGGTCGAGCGGACGGCGTTTGTACACGGATATGTTCGGTATGTGACGTTTAATCGGCAGCCACCTGTATTTATTGGCCCGGTGGTAATGCTGACGTTTAGGGGCCGAGCGGATGGCATGTCAGGAGGACCAGTGATCTACAGGGGAATGGCGATTGCGTCGATAAGCGCGTACGATGGTGAACACGTCTACGCGATACCGTTGCAGAATCAGAAATGCCCCCATTCGATAGGGAGACCAAATGGGTCGGTTCTTCCTCGATAACGAGGAGTTTGAGAAACTCCTTCCGGAACTCGTAGGCGCGGAAGACATCCAGGCATCCGTCTATCGTGTCCAGCTCACGTACTTCCATGAGCGTTTTGGGGCTGTGCCGCATGAGGAACGAGTGCACTATCCACTGAGATTGGCCCCGGTGGTGGACCACGCTGTTCGTGGGTTTCTGAAACGGTATGATTATAAGCCTTTTCTTGTGACTCGGCTTCCATCCCGTAAGGGTATTGGGGCTGAGTCTTTCTATTCCGACGGGCGTTGGCTCAGTGGGGATGGGAACTACATCTTCAACATTGATGAGCGAGGAGGTGAACAGGGTCTGTCCTATGAGATCATAGCAAAGGATGAGATTACATCCCAGACTGTCATGCGAGTCTTCACACGGATGGTGGATCGGCAGTTCAAGAACAAGGTCCTGGTTGTACACGACGAGGTGAAGATCCTGAAGGCTGCGGAGATTACGGCTCTGGGCCCGGAATGGGCTGAGGTACGGGAGACGGTGGACCCCGACCTTGCTGACCGAGTAGAGCAGGTGGTCCTGCCGTTCTTCGACAGGGCCGAGGAGTTCCAGAAGGTGGGGATCGCACCCAAGCTTGGGCTCCTCCTGCATGGTGGCACTGGCACTGGTAAGACCTACCTCATCAAGACCCTTATCAGGCACTTTGCTGGCAAGGTCACAGTGGCCCATCTTTCGGCTGACCAGTTCTTTTCTCGTCATGGGGCCATCAGGGCTGTTTTCTCATTCCTTCATAAGTATTCCCCTCTGGTCTTGGTGCTCGAGGACATCGAGCTCCTGGCGCGTAGCCGTGAGACGCTCATCGATAACCCAACGGTGCAGGCTCTGTTAGATATAATGGATGGGGCAGTGGTACCCTTGAATCAGGTTGTCATCATTGCCACAACGAACTTTATGGACCAACTGGATCCTGCCTTCAAACGACCCGGCCGATTTGATGAGGTTTGGTCTTTCGAGGTGCCGTCGACGGAGATGGCCCAGGCCGCATTTAAGGGTTACTTCTCCCCGTCTGGCCTGAAACCACCCCAATCATTGATCAAGGCCTGCGGGGATTCTGCTCTGTCGTATGCCCAGTTACGCTTTGTGGCGACGGAGGTTCTCCGCCGGCACATGAGCCGGGTTACACAAGGGAACATAAAGGTAGGTGTGGCGGAACTGAAGGAGATTATCAAAGCGGCGCAGGTTGGGATGGAGAAGCGGCGGACTGTAGGATTCCAGAAGTTCGGGGATTCGTTCGAAGGGTATTATGACGATGACTACTAGGGACGCGGCTTAGACGGAAATGTTTCTAATAATAGCCGCGTACGATCGTCATATGGATACTCCGATAATACCCCGGGGCCGAGTAGCCCGGCCATCCGTCGGGGCCGGCCCCTGGTTCCGTTATTTGGGCCACGCTTTCATCCCAACGGGCGGCGGTATTCGGATTCGGGCGGCGGTATTCGGATTCGGGTCCAGGTAGCGCCGTAGCCGGACCAGTCCTTCGTTCAGGTCGAACAGGCCCCTGATGTCCAGGGACTCTTCACTCCAACCGTGGTGGTAGTTCTTCCACAAAGACCACGGTACCACCCAAGGCACCCGTAGGCAGACCCGGAAACCTGCCCATGTTTGTTTGATAGTTACCTCATATTCAAAGGGTGGTCCAACCATGTCAAGTATAGGTGGCCGCACCGTCCGCATTTTGTAGGCCCCGCTCTCTGCGTCCACAGGTGTCCGCAGTCCGTACGTCGGGCAGTACCCAGGAGAGGGTTGCCCCTGGTGCCCGGAGGCCCTTTTCGGCCTCTTCTTTGACAATGCCTTCACGGCCCTGTTCTTCAGGCGTGCTGGTCCTACCTTTCTTAGAGACGCCGCTAGATTGCCGGGGTAGTGCTCCCGCTTTCGGCGGCGTTTGCTTTCTCTTCGGTCCCACTTTTGTCCTCCCCCCTTGCTCGTATTGCCCATAGTTCGTAAATCCCCTCCATGTATCGGATGACGTCATCCAGTCCCAGGGCTTCTGGATTGTTGTACGGGTCACTCATCGTAGCCGGCGCACCGTCCTCTCTAGGGTGATGTGCTCCAGATAGCGGTCCACAGTGGCTGTTATGTCCTCCTTGCGGGCATAAGCCCCGACGATTTCCATTAGCAGGCGCAGGCCCTCATCACATAACTTGCCTTCATCGTTACACCCAGGTTTCCCCTCCGGGAGGCCCCATTTTCGGCGTCGGTCCTTGCGGCGTACGTCGTCCAGTACCTTCTCAAAGGCTGCACCCTTCCACGACTCGGGAAACTCCCGCCACTGGTCTGCTAGTTTCCTGTCGTTATACTCCGACATCGTGGCGTCTCCTCATGATATACCAGATGGCATATCCGGCAGTATTGTTGAAAGCATGGAGCAGGATAGCCCAGGCGATAGACCCGCTGGCCAACGTTACCCACATCCAGCAGCCCCCCACAATCAACTTCCAGAGCAGGTTCACCACGTTTGTAGCCATGTCACCCGACTTCCATTGGTAAATATGGCCCACAACGAAGAGAAACAGAGATACCCCGGCAGCCAGTAATCCCAAGGTGGGCCATCGGATGTAGAGGAACAGTGGGATCCCGCGAAAGAGGAGTTCCTCTAAACTGGGTCCGATGACTATACCCCATGCCGGGCTGGCAGCGATGGGCTCCGGCTTCTCCCGTCGCAGGATGCCAGGCAGACTCAGGAGTATGTACATCAGGATTTGCCCGGCCCCAATCATGAGTGCCAGGCGTGTTGCATCAGTCATCTCTCCACCCTCCTCTGGACATCGCGTGTAGGTACAAAATGAGTAGGGCTATGATGACCACCCCGATTTGGGAGTTGTCAATTACTGCTGGCTTAGGGGTTCTCATCGAGAGGCTCCAGTTTGATCGCTCCGTTCTTGTTCCACCGATGGTAGCGGCATTCGTCGCATTCGGTCCGTACCCACCCACCGTTGCTAGTAGTGGTCTCCCCGGGCCGGCTACACATCTCGCAGGTTTTTGCCGACCTGGCTTCGGCTCTGTCAATACAGTCCTCTATCTCTTCTGTGGACCACTTGGTGTAGACCCGGAGGGTACCGTATTTCTCCTTCACCTGCACTACCTGAAATCGCTCTCGTAGTTCCTCCGGCCCTCGTTGTAGGATGCTCTCAATGTCCCGGCTCAAATCCCACAGGATTGGGAACCAGCCGTCGCCACACTCGAATCCGAAGACCATGAGTCCTTCTTTCCAGCCGGGACGGGTGTAGAACGGGAAGTTGGCATACAGTTTCCTTTCGTTCTCTGCGTTCATATGTCGGTATCCCCTTCCTGTTAGGAGCGGGGGCGAGACGGACCCCGCCACTGTACGAGAACCTTTGCCCACGGTAACGTAAAAGTAGTGGGAGAACTACGGAACTCCTCCAAGATGTGGATAATATCCGCACCGTTCGTCCACCTGAACGGGTATGCCATGCCGTCTTCGATGATGGCTATGCTTGTGCCCAACATCTGGAATTCCAGGTCACCGCTTAGCATTGAGCGCGGCTCTGACTTTCCTCTGTCCAGCCCCATGGGCGACGAAGGCGACGATGGACTTTCGGTTCCGGGCGCAGAGTTTGCAGGAGGCGCAGGTAACGTTCTCATGTGTCTCCTCCGGGCAGATGATGACCTTCTTCCCGCCGATTACCTTACCCACTAGCGGATCTGTTGGATGGCCCACTGTGACAACTGCCTCAAACCCACGATCCAGGGCCTCCTGAATCTCCCCTTCCGTTTCACAGGATGCGTTCACGGGCCAGGCGAACTGGTCTGGAGTGACTTCCCTCCAGTAATGTGTGTAAAGGATATGCTTGAGGTCCGGTCGCTTCTGTGCTATACTCTTGAGTAGGTCTAGGTAAGTCCAATCGATGGAGGTGTCCCGTGTACGACCGCGAAGCAATATCTCGGTATCGTCGAGGACAGAAATGGCGGCAGGCACGTCGGCGTGCTGACTTGAAATGGAAGTATGGTCTGTCGGAGGAGTGGTATGAGGCGCAAGTCCGTGGGTGTTGTGCACTGTGCCAGAAGAAGGACTGCGCTGCCCGGGGTCTTCTTTGTTGGCGCTGTAATCTTGCCCTGGGGAATACCCGGGATGACCCAGTGTGGCTGCGGCGAGCCGCCCAATATCTCCAGAAACATGATGTCGGACGAGCCCGCCAAAAGGCGCGGCGTCGATGATTTCCTGAACAGTCTCCACCTCCGTCTTGCCCCACTTCTCGGCGATGTCAAAGGATGACGGGAACCCATGCTCGGCGTAGCACCCGTTCTTGAGGAATGGGCAGGAGAGTGGGCAGGAGTCCTGTGTGCGGTAGGTAGCCACTACCTCACCCGTCTTTCTATTCTTCGACTTCATGGCGACCTTCAGGATTGCGATGAGTGGTGCTCTCATGATCTGTCACCCCCAAGCCGGCGTATGACCTTGGGCCAGAACTCTATCTTACGGCGTACCCAACGGCCCAACCACCATAAGCAATAGAATGGCACAATAAGGCCAGCGATGCCAAGTATCACTGGCCAGAATAGTGGCACGAAGAAGACTACGGCGACGTTCGTGTCCGCTGAGACGCCTTCAATAACTTCATCGAAGCCCCGGTATCCCGCAAAGATAAACGCGGTGGCCCAGAGGAGGATTGTAACACTTAGGTACCATTCAACTTCCCACTGCCATGTCACAAACGGAATCATTATCCTCCCTCCTTGTCAAGAGGCCGACCCTCTTTGGCGTCCTGAATGTAACGATGCAAATGCCGAAAGACGCTCGAGCGGAGTCGGGGCCAGAGCAGGGCCAGGAGTAAGCCGTCGATGACTAGATTGGCCACAATCTCCAGGCCCCAGTGGGCAGGATCCGTCAGCAAGTGCCAGAACTCATGCATGGCCTATGCCCCCCTCTTGGCCTCCAGTGTCTTCTTCAAGGCTGTGAGCAGATCGTCCGGTGCGGTGGCTGGGCGAACCCTGACCTCTGGCAAGGGCTGGCCGGTAGCCTTGGCTTCCAGAATCTTGCCCAGGGCTTCCTGTGCCCCGTCGGTGTAGTTATCCAGTGCCCCATCCAAGGGCAGGATGCCGATGACTTGCTTTGCCATGTCAACCTCCTTGGGGGAGGCGGCGTCAGTGTCCGGTAGGTCTGGGATCTCGGAAGCCGGCGCCACTTCATCGGCGTAGTAGACTTGGGTGAGCGTCAGTGCCCGTCCGTCGGGCGACTCGATAGCCACCAGGTGCTCACGGTCCCTGATAGCCACCTTGCCCACAGCCGATACGCCCTGGTCCCGCATGGCCCTTGCCAGCACGGCATATGCCTTGCCGCCGCCCTTGTCCGGTCCCAAGTAGACTGACTTCTCCCGGCGCATGTCCGGCAATATGCCGGAGGGAGCAAAGCCATCGAGCAGAATAGTCCCTGCCGATGGGAGGGGGAGGTTATCCAGGTCGGTGTCCGTTACCTCTACGAAACGACCTTTGGTGAACTCATGACCCCGTGTCAGTTCTGTGTGGAGAACATCCCGTTCACACTCCGGGCACCGGTTCACCTGTTTCACTGGGCTCATGCAGTTTTTGTGAACCCTCTTGAACGAACTGTCGTGGCTCTTCACCGCCCCGTAGAGTTTTACGGGTATCGACAGCAATCCGATGGTCAAGGTTCCTGACCAGTAACTCCGCATCAGAATCCACTCCCCTTTGCAACTTGGATTTGTTTCTGGCGTCGTGTGCTTAGGTGCGGATATAGCCGGTCCATCGCGGAACGTGCCTTGAAGCCGTGTACGGCCCATCGGTGGGCGTCCCTGGTCTTACGTCCCTTCGCCCTTTCCCCGGCTAGGCTTAGGCGATAGATATTACCACCGAAGATAGACCGGAGTCTACGGAGCGGTCCTAGGCTGAGTCTGGTTCGCCTGGGCTGTCGGGGTCTTGTTCCACTGGAAGTTCCCCTCGCCCTCTAGGAAACCCGCTGCCCAAAGGAGTTTCTCCTTCTCCGTTAGGCTGCTCCAGTACGACCTCATTTCTAACCACCTCCTGAGTTTTCTTGCCTGCCTTCTTGATGCACCTGGGATGGTACGCCAGGTTAGAACCTGAATGGTTCACAATCAGGCGGCCGTGACCATCGTGGTAATACTCACCCACCCGAACGAATGATAGGCACAGTCCGCAACGGTACTGCTTATCATCCTTGCTTAGCCGGGCCGCCTTCATCGTATCACCTCCCTTGTGATCCTGGAAGTCACTTCGTCGTCCACTTCAGCATCGGCGTTCCGTTCTCCAGGGTGACTGTTGCCGCCCGGAACTCTAGGTCTAGGCGCTTCTTTCCGGTTGGGCTGTAACTTCCTGTCGAGTCCCATCCATATTCCTCCTTCATCCATTGGTAAAGGGCCTCAACCTTGAAGACCTTGTCCTTTCTGGATTTGATTTCCAAGACTAGCACCTTGCCTTCCGTGGAGTGAGTGGCAATGGCAATGCCGGCTTTGTGAACATCCCAGAATAGACTGGCCTGGAATATGATCGTGGCCGCCTTACGCCAGAGAGAGAGGTGATTGTACACATGTCCTCTTTCCTGTGGGTCCCAACTGACTTTGAACTCCTGGACAGTTCGCTTACCGCGTTTAGCAGGGCGAGAGCCAAGGTTCACCTGCTTCGTGTATCGCTCCAGCAGTACCCGGGCCGTGCTCACCATGCGGAGTTGTGCCCGTTTCTCTTTTTGGGCGGTCAGTATGTCACCATTCCCGGTCCAGTCGTTCAGTTGGCTTAGGCACCGGTGAAAGGTTGCCCGCGCCCGGGTGATTTGCCACCCTGTTTCGCGTATATGTCGTAGGTCCTCCGGGATGCTCCTGTAATCCGTCTTCGTGCCGCCCCATTTGTTTCGTTTGCCGCGCCATTCCAACACCAAGTTGTGGCACCGGAACGCCTTCATCTGGCGTGGCCCGAGTCGACGAAAGACTTTGTCTATAAGGAACTCATCGGGCGCGTGTGGGACGATAAGACTACCCCGCACAAACTGCACGTTATGCCGATGTTTCTTCAGGCAAATAACGTGGGACTTTCCTATCACTGTCATTGACTTCAGTTTCTTGCGCCTGTTTCGAACCCGGCGCCAAGCATTTCTGGTATTCTCTCTCTCAGAAATGCGACGTATCGGTGCCTCTAGCCCTATTCTACTCACTATTCCACTCAAGGGCGTACCCGGTCTGTGCAGGGCAGGACCTTCTTGCCCAGGAGGTTGGCCCACCATAGGCAATCGTCTACCATTACCCGCATGGCAGGCTGGAACCGCACAATCACTATGTCCTCTGCCCGTACTCCTGTGTACTTGCTGACTATCTTGGCGGCCTCCTGCGGATTCTTGTAGGACCACAAGACGGCCTCGTTCACAGCCCCGACGAACTTGGCTAGTGTCTTCTTATCGAAGTCTGGCCTAGCCGCGTATAAGGTCACTTGTTTGGGGCCGACGATGTCTAGGGCTGTGATGAGTCGGCGGAATCCACGCTGCCCGGCGTAGGTAGCAAAGGGCTCTGGCAGGCCGATGATGTCTACTGTGCCGTGCTCCAAGGCGAGTACCTGTGCATCGAAAGGCAGGGTCACGAAGTTCACCTCGGCCGGGTCCACATTCCACTGCTTGAGGGCTAGTATGGCCAGGTAGTGGAACGCCGCGCCAGACGTGTTTACTGCCCAGATTCGGCCATAGGCGTCGGCTGGAGTTTTCACTAGCGAATCATTCCTAACGAAAAATGCCAGTAACGGCTGGCCCGGCAGGATGCTTTGTACGTCGGCGAAACCAACGACGGGCAAGCCGGCGACGGTGGCATTGATTAGTGCCGGGATGGCTACAGTGCCCACGTCAGCCGAGCCACCTGCGATGGCGGCAACCACGGTGGGACCGCCTGCGTGCGTGAACTCCAGGGTCACCCGGATGCCATGCTTGGCAAACAGCCCCCGCTCGTAGGCGATGTAGAATGGGTCGTAGAACTTGATGGAGAGGTAACGCACCTTGGGCGGAACTGCTGACCGGGCAATCCCCACGATAGCGGCCATTAGCAAGAGCAAGCCGGCCAGAATCAACACCAGTCTACGCATCGTATAACCTCCTCTCGATAGTACCCTGCAGCCAAAGCAGAGCCGTGTTCATGCAGAACCCTATGGCCGCTATGACTACGATGGCCGCGTACATCTCCGGGAACTGAAAGGTGTGGGCATAGGACAATACCAGCCAGCCCAGGCCCCGGCTAGCCCCAAGCATCTCGGCGGCCACCAAGGCTACCCATCCAGCGCCCATGCCAATTCGCAAGCCTGTAAGCACGACACCCATCGACAGTGGTAGGGTGATGTGCCACAGCACGATCCAAGGGCCGGCCCCGTCAAGTTGGGCGGCGTCTACAACGTCCCGGTCTACGGCTGTCAATCCGAAGATGGTGGATAGGAGCACGGCTGGCCATGCCGCCCACAAGATGACAAAGCCCTTGCTCCACAGTCCCAGACCTAGGAAAATGATGAGTGGTGGAAACAGGGCTAGGGCGGACACGTTCCGCATGGCGTCGGCCACTGGTACAACTAGGTCGTGGGCCAGATGATAACGTACTGACAGGATTCCGGCGGCCGTACCTGTTGTGCCGGCCAGAGCGAAGCCCAGGAGAACGACTTGCATACTAGCCCAGATGTGGGACAGCCCTACACCTACCAGGTGTGGCACTACCAACGACGGCGGCACTAGGACTGGATACCCAATCATGCGTGCGCCAATTTCCCATACCAGAAGCGCCGCCGTTAGGGTACCCATCTGACGAGTTTCCACTCCGCGCCCTCCAGTTGGATGACGGCTAGACCGTCTGTCACCATATCGTTTTGGATTGGCTTTCCTGCTATCACCAGCAACTCGTTTTCGCCAACCGGGTACTTTTCCTGTAGTTTCTCGTGGGCCAAGTCTGCGATGAACAACCCTTCGACAAGTGCGGCTCCAATCCGACGTAGTTTCCACCAGCGGGACAGGTGGATTTTGGCCTTGAGGCTGATTCCCCCGCGCCATGAGTTCGCGTAGCCATGAATACTTCCGTATTCATCGTCTCGCACGACGATTGTTTCGTAATCGTCTGTCTCTGGATTGCGCTTCACCAGAGAAAAGTACCGTGTCAGCCGTAGGGCCGTTTTGGCAGCCATGCTCACAATATACGGCAGGCGTTCAGACAATGGCATTGCCAGGAGATCTGGGTTTATCATCTTCTGACTCCTGCGCCATTTGATGTTCTCCCTGTGACGGAGTGCCGGGATGATGACGTCTTGAAGGAGGTACTGCAACTCTGGAGGAAGTCTTCGGCGGCTAACGTAGGCACTGCCGTAGCGACCAGTCCTCTTCTGCAAGTCCACGAAAGCATCGAAGACATGGAAACACCGGCTCAGTTTACCCTGTCCGAGCCGTACCATAGCCTTTTCCAGCGGCAAGTCTTCGTGGATATCGTGGTGATGCAGAGTTAGACGCCCGCCGTGGCGTATCTTGCGCCCTGGTACAGTCTTATGGGGTGTAAACGAAATAGTGTGCAGATGCCCGGAGCACCGGACTTGAATGGTTACCGAATCTGTGGTGGTGTACTTTCTTCGCCCTTTGATTTCTTTGTAGTCCCACTGTTGCGTTTCCTTGTTGTAGGTCCGGCGATACCGCTTCCAGGCTCCGGTAGACGGGTCCTTTCTCCAGGCCATGCTACCCCTCCCAATAGACCCATTTCTTGAACAAGCGGTACAACTGTTCCAGGTTACGGGCTACGTCCCAGTGCTGATCGGAGGACTTCGGCCAGAGGTTATAATGATAGCGTGGTTTCTCATGCCCCGGGTCGGTTCTAGGTACTCCACTACGACCCAGCCTGCCGCTATCACTTCTTGGACGTGGGCCTCCGAAAGTGTCCGGCTTCCCTTCAACCACGGTGGCACCTGGCACAGACCAAGACCTCTTTGACGACCTCTTGGCCCACTCCGCCAGAGTCGTCTGTGAGGATGAACCCGCCTTCCTTTTGCCACTTCTCCGGCCAGGGGATACGACGCTCCTGGCGGACGAAACGATTTGTCTTCGGGCGGCGCGGATAGGTCTTGGCACGGGTTTCCACCACCTTTCGGAAGGCCGGATTGTTCGGAGGAATCCTGGCGCCGCAGTTCTGACAGCGGTAACTCATGTGTTCTCCCTCAGTCGCGCAAACTCGACGGACGGATCGAACCAGTCATTGTTGACGATGTGCCCGATGGCGTGGACTTTGTCGTCAGTGTGCCGAATTCGAACTGTTTTGCCTTTCAGTTCAGACCACTGCTCGACACCTACAATTTCCATCACACGCCAAATGAACAGGCCGGCATAGTTCTTTTGGTTGGTGCTGTGCCTGAAGTTACCCGGCAGGTATAGGACGTAGCCGCCAAACCCCTGACCACTCCCGCCGTAGTCCAAATGAATCCAGGCCGAGAGAACCCCGTGGTCGTCATTGCTGATGTCTGCACTTTCGATTATGGCGTTGCGCTCGACAGGCATCTTCGTAGAATTCATCAGTCCCTCACTCCCTTCATAGGGTCGTCAATGTACAACACCCGTCCCCAGGGTGGAGTTGGCATTGCGTTCTTGCCCATGATAATGATGATAACCTTGAACCCCTTGGGTGCTTTTCCTGGCCAGGGTGTGATACCATCGGTCAAGACGCACACAATGTCCGGCTTGGGCCTCAGGGTTTCGGCGTGGGCCAACCCAATGCCCATGTCCGTACCACCGCCGCCAATGAGGTCCACCTGCTTGACGGACATGACCTTCTTGCAGGTTCCGACGGCGTGGTCCACAGACATTACGGTAATCCCGCCGTATACACCCACTGTCTTCAGCACCTGGGCGACCTCCGCCAAGTCTTGGGCCAGCATAGCATCGGAAATAGAACCACTGGTATCCACGACGAAGACGATGCGTGGCATGGGCCGGCGGAACGCCGGAAGCACGAAGTCGGGGTTGGCACCCATGCGCCTGGACGGCTTGCGGTAGGTGAAGTCCACCATGCCACTTACATCCGCGATGGCCCTGCGGAACACACCCGCCAGAACCCTCTGCCAAGGGACCTTTGGGTTCAGTTTGTCCTTGGCCCATCGCTTCATCCAGGCTGGCGCGTCACCCCGGCCTTTGTTCCCTTCTGCGTTTGGGTCGTAGTCCCTGACGTCCTCTGCCACCTTGCGCTGGATGAGTTCGGACTCGGCCCGGCTAACGCCGTTAGGGGCTGGCTTGCCGTCTTTTCCAGCGCCTCCAGGCCCTTCCTCCTCCCATTCCTCCTTCTGACCGTGGGATGCCGAGCCGCAGGACCCCGCACCGGGCTGGACTTGACCCTGCTTGACTCGTTGGTCCTTGCCTGCTCCCTGGCCGGGCTGGGGCTGGCCGCCACCACCTTCCTGTTTACCGCCTTTACCGCCTTGCTTGAGTTCTGGTGGGATTTCCTTCAGGATTTTGGCGTAATACTCCTCCGCCATTAGCCCAGTAGGCCATTCGAACTTCTTACCGTTCATCTCGAAGTTCTTCGGGTGAAGATAGGGCTTGGGCAACTTGAACGTACCGCCCTCTTCATCCTGAATGTCGTCGTTGATTTCCAGGTCCCCGGCGATGTTGAAAATTGTCGGGTCGGCGTGGTTGTCCTCCCCCCGACCCGGATGCTCCCTAAGCAGATGCTGGACCTCATGGTAAAGCACCGCCATGAGTTGTTCTTGATTCCACTTTGTGCCCACTTCTGGATTATAGTAAAGTCGGTGGAACTTGTCTACGGCCAGAGTTGGAAGTGGCCCCATAGTTCCTGTTGCTCTCTCAAGCGGGATGAGGCTGTAGAGAAGTGTCTGGAGGTAGGGTCTTTTGTCACCCAGGGCGAGACGGGCTGCCTGGAGTTCGAACGGCATTGTCTCGGCGCCCGACTTCCCAATTACAGCGACAGGCTGGAAGCGTGGCCACCTTGGCCATCTCATCGGCCATCTCATCGGTTTCTCTTCATGTTCTGGCGTTCCCACATGAGAAAACGGACACATTCGCAAGGGCGGCCACCGAGTTTGGTCATCACCTGCTCAGCCTCAATCTCGTCCTGCGGGTGGTCAAGCAGGAGCACTCTACCATCCTTGATTTGTAGGCGGTGCAACTCACCGTTGTTGCACTTCACCTTCAGGACCTCTACCTTCCCATCTTCGGTGAAGCCAGCCTTCAAGGTGACAGCGTCGTCGCTGTTGGGCATCAGTCGTCATCAAGCATGCCAGCCTGCTTCATGAGCGGCACGAACTGCTTGATATCCTCCTTTGGCAGGGGTAGCCACAGATGCTTGGCTTTCAGGTTGGCCAGGGTTTTCGCTGCCGCAGCGGCGATGTCCTTGGCGTTCTGCTCGGCGGCCATTCCCATGACCTTCCAGGCGGCCCGCCAGATGGCTTCTTTCGACTTGTTGGTGAGGGTGTCACTCTCGATCTTGCCGGCAGTATAGGTAGCCACTGACGCTAGGATGGTGAATTGCTGGTCGCCCGTCTTGGGCAACTTGAACGACTCCGGGTTCTTGATGAGGTCTGCCGGGTCGGGCAGGTCCAGGTGCTTGAGCCAGTTCACGAACTCCTGTCCAGGTCCTACGCCTACACACCCGGCAATGAGTGGGATGCGGATGCCATCGTCGGCGTTGATGCTGTTGCAGGCAGCCAAAACGCGGGCGGCCATAGTCCAGGTGCGCCGGCTTGGCCATGCCCGGCCCTTCTGTTCCTCTGTCTCCGGGACTATCTGAATCAACTGGCGCTTGGCCCGGATGAAAGAAACGACCTTGGTGATGGCGTCCGGGTAGTGGTCCATCCATTTGGCGGGGAGCATGGGCAACTTCGGCTCCGGCCACCCGGCCAACGAGCCTTCAATCCATTCATCCGTCTCGGACTTCCAGGGCAGATGGATGAAGCGGTTGGCGAGAGGGGCGGTGAGGTCCCACCCACCGGCAGCCATCTCCGCCGGGTTGGCAGCAGCCACCCGTGCCGCAATCTTGGGCAAGGCTACTTCCCCGACCACACCCTCAAACACCGGGCGGAGCAGGGCGGCCTGTACGGCAGGCGCGGCTGTAGTGATCTCGTCGAACAGGATGATGCTCGGCCCCGCAACAGGGTGTTCCCGGTCGTAGAACGGGCAGTGTGGGCTAGTGCAGGTCCCACTGGTGTCCAGGCACCGGAGTGCCCAGTCGGGTGCAGCAAGGCTGGTGCCCCTGAGGATGCGGTTCCCCACCTGCACGTCCTTGAAGGACGGGAAGCCAGAGAAGTCCACCGGCTCACGAATGGAAGCGATGACTACCTCCAGGTGCCAGCCAAGAGCACGGGAGATGCTATACATGGTGGCGGTCTTACCGACACCTGGCTCCCCGATGACTAGGACTGGCATATGGATTTGGATTGGGATCGAGAGCACACGGGCAATCTGCATTAGTCCTCCCCTTCCGGCGCGATAGCCTTGTATTCGTTGTCAGGCAGAATCTCGAATGGGATGCCCAGGTCTTGGCACTCCTTTTGTGTCATGGCAAGCAGGATGGGACTGAGTCAGCGGACGTACGTGGTGCCAGGAGCCGAATCGCCTTTCCGGTTTCAGCGTTGAAGAAGCCGCGTAACTTCAGGGGCGGCTCGTTGAGCGTGACACCGACCGCAACTTTTGGATGACCGCAGACGTCAGTTGGGTTCGCCATCATCGTCCCCCTTTTCTTCGTCCCCGGCTGCCATCCCGGCGGAGATGGCACCTAGGTAGGTTAGGTAATTGTCGAGTGCGTTGCTCATGGCTTCGGTTGTAACCTGTTCTGAGGTGTCAAATCCCACAGCAACCTGCTCGATGAACGCAAGGAGGTCGTATCTTTCCTCCTCTCCAACCTCTTTAGCGTCGAGTGCCGTCTCTAGGTCGTGAGTGGCATCCCACACTAGGAGAGTGTGGCGCACGGCGGACTTCAAAGCCAGAACTGCCCTATCCCTTTCCATCTTCCCCTCCCTCTGCCGCCTCTCTGGCGGCTGGTGCAGCACCATGCTGCTCTTGCATCTGCCGCAATGTGAACTGTGGGTCCTTCGAGTCAAGAAATCGGCGGATGGTGGCATAGGTCAGGTGGGCAGAACCGAGAGTCCGTTGGACCTCTTGTAGTAGGGGATGAACCTGCTCGATTGTGTTATTGTGCTTGAGCCATCGGACGAACATCCACCATTCGCCGTTCACGATATCGCCTGTACGTGATGGGCCGGCCTCTTCGATTGGCTCTCTGGCATCACCAGGATTCTTCGGCTTCCTTGGCACGTTTCACCCGCTCTCTCACGTCATCCTTGTCCTTGTCTTGAGGAAGTCCTCAAGGTGAAGCACTAGTGACGGGAGCCATGTTTCAGGTAATGAGTCGTCCGTCAGGCCCCCCCCATTACGTCCCTCCTGTGCCCATGAGATAGGTGCCATGCTTCACGTCCACAACGATAGTGCCTTCGTAGTTCCCTTCGTACTCCTTGCTGTAGCGTTTGGCGAGTACCTCTTCAGTAGTTTCTTTTAGACCTGACAGGGCGGCGGAGAAACCTTCCCTTCCAAGGCGGGCCATGACCAGTCCTTCGTCTTGACCGAAGTGCGAACCAAGGACCTGGAAATACTTGCTGATGGCACCATCCCACGACAGATGGAAGATTATCAGCACCTGGAGCACCCCATAGGACTCTAGGGCCATAATGTCGTGTGGGTTGGGCCATTCCACAGGCCGGAGTGAATTTTCTTCGTACGTTGCTACCACATCGTATGTTTTAGTCACGGGTTACACCAAGCGGCCGTATGTGGTGTGTGTATCCCCGGTCCCGCCCGCATACCTCACACATGTCTGGATCATCCTGGTCGGACGGGATAAAACCGTGGAGCAGTTCGGCTCCATCGAAGACCACCGAAATCTCGGGGTCGCGGCCGCCCTTTAGCATCCACGGCTCGAGCGTAAGGTTCCTGAACCAGTCGGCGATGATAGGGATGCGGCCCAAGTCCTCCTTGACGTGCTGTTCCCCGACATATCGCACAGGAATCTCTTTGCCGGCGCTGTTGGCGATAGTGTGCCCAAAGACCTCTTCGGCCCAGAAGATTCCTTGGGCGTGGTGTCGTAGGGCACGATGCCTGATGTCGGGCAGGTGGCTCTTGCTCTCGTCGAACCAGTCGTGGATGGGCAGGTAATCCTCCAGCCTGCCGCCCCACTTACGAGCCGATGATTGCGCGTGCTCCCGTGGATGCATCACTTACCCTCCAGAGAATCTACCCACTGGCAGAAAGCCGTGGCATCTTCAAAGCCCATGTACTGGTCAACTCCGGTTGGAGGCCCAAACTCTCGGTCCTGGTGGGCCTCAAGCCCCTTGACCCATCCCACAAGGTAGCCCTTTGTGACCCCCAGGGCATCGGAAGCAATCCGATACCACTCCACGACAGGGATATGTGCCCCGCTGAATGCCATCCGTAGTTCGTCGCCCACGCCTTCGACTTGCAGGGCTACAGGGACGGCGCACGAACAATCGGAGTTGGGATTGGTAATGAAGTTCCCGGCGCCAAAGTCTTTGTATGCCGGACGGACGCCCGGCACCTGAGCATAGTACGACTTTATACGGTTGTGCGTCAGCCTGTTCACTTGGTTGCACTCCCTCTCCCATTATCTCCGTACCGGACGGCCGCCGTCAATGAGTGCATCCCGCTCATTCATGTCGGGACCAGGGACCGCCGAGAGACCAATGAATAACGGCCCGAGACTCTCCGCCGTCGCCAGGATGTCGAGTCCTGTCCCCTCACAGTGCTCACACGGTTCGCTTATGATCGCATCCTCTGGCTCGAATCCCGTCCTCCGAAGCCGTGTGCCATACCCACCGCAGGCACTACACTTGACGGGCCTCATTCGTCCTCACCCTCCCCCTCATCAGTGTCCGGTGGATTCCATTGGATGTGGACGCTCATTTCCCCGGTTCTTACGTCAAGTTCAACGTACCCTGATGAACCTTCGTTGATTTCCCACCCGCCTGGTAGTACGGTGTATGCCGCTTCGCCCAAGGCTTCGGTGATGTGGCTAGGTATTTCCCATCGGGCAAGTGCGCTGATGACACCCTCCGCTGTGGCTGAACTACGAATCTCCAGGCGGTCGATAGATCCGCTGTCCCCACTTCCATCGAAGTAGACTAGGACTCGGCTTACGCCCATTGCTCGGAGTACGGGCAGATAGAAGGTCATGGCTTGTCGTGCCTTTTTATTACATTCCTCCTCTTCCCGGTTGTATTGCTCCAGCCACTGGTAGAGTTTCAAAATGGGGTGAGTGTCGTCGTTCATGGCTCCCTCTTCCTTGTCGGCCAGAACGGCAGCAGAATGACGGCAATGATGACAACCCAAAACACGATGACCAGTTCATTCACTTCTTTCATGGCTCCCTGCTCCCTCCCTTTGGGGTCCCGTCCTACACTGGCAAGAAGAAACGGTCTGGACGTGGCCTGCCCCCCTCTTTGGTGCCGGGTCGCTCCTCCCGCTCCCGGCCAGCCTACCCCTTGGGTCCCAACCGGCTGCAACCGACGGTTTTATGGCCGCCACGAGCCGCTAAAGTAGGCTCTGCACCCGTGCGCCTCTAGGGACGCACGACTTTCTTACCGGCCAACGCCTGCAGGCGCGCCCGGTGGCCGTTCCGTTGGCGGTGCCACCTGTAACAGCGTAGATAGCCCGCCGGTGCCGGTCATCCAGAGTGGGGTCTTGCCATCCCACCGCTTGGACATCTCAAGGGCAGCGTCAGCGTACCGTAGTTGAATCAGCATCGGTGTGATGCTTTGCAACTGCGCCTTCTGCCCTGCGGCCTGGGCTTCAAGTTCCAGTTGTCGCCGGGTGGCATCGGCTTGGTACTCCAGGATCTTCTGCTGCTGCTCCGCCCTTACTCGCTGCACGTTACGCTCGGCGGTCTGGGCTTCCTGGGTGGCCCTGGCCTTCGCTTCGACAGCCTTATTGAACTCCGCACCGAAGTTGAAGTTCACGATGGACACGGCCTGAATCTCGAATCCGAAGAGTTGCCCACGGTGTTCCAGCACCGACCGGATGGCAGACGCTACTTTGGGTCGCTGCTGAATGAGGTCTTCGGCGTTGAACTGGGCCGTGCTGGCTTTTACAGCCTCCTGCACGGCAGGGGTGAACACCTTGGCCTGCCAGTCGGTGCCGAGTTGCTGATAGATGCGCCAGACATTGTTCGGCTCGATACGGTAGTTGATGGTGACTGTGGCCTTCACATCCTGCAAATCACTGGATGCGGCCTCTGCCTCCGCAGTAAATGCTTCCGTCCTGACAGATAGAACTTCGACGTTGTAGAGGAACGGAGTCACGAAGTAGAACCCCTCCCCAAGTACCTTACCTGTGTCAGTCCTGCCGTCGCTGTTGGTGTCAATCATGACGACGCCGCTTGGGCCAACGACCAGCCCACGGTGGCCGACGGGGATGTACCCGAAAGCGGGCGTAAGAGCGAAGGCGCCGATGAGCAGGAACATCGAAACGACGGCTCCGCCGATGCTGTAGCCGAGCACACTCTCGGTCTGTCCAGTGCGGGAATCCTTGACAGCGCGAAGGCGCAGGGTTAGTAGCGCACCTACGCCCAGGGCAATCAAGACGAGCACGAACTTTGCAAGTGATGCCATGTGTTACCTCCTCTTTGGATAGCCCGTTTAGGGTTTGTCGGTGTGGTTCACGCCGTCGTCAGGGTCGTACCGCTTGACACGCCGGAGTCGGACGTAGAACAGGTAGATTACCAGCCCCGCCAGGATGAACGCAAAGACGAGTTCGATGCCCAAGTACCGGCCCATTAGTCATCACCTCCTCCCCAGGATGACACGTTCACAGTGGGGGCCGGCTATAGCCTGCCGGCGCCGTAGCCTCATCACCCCTCGGCTCCGCTACGTCGGGCTGGGTGGCGTCCCAACCGCTCCCCCTGTCAACGTCCAGCATTACTTCCTCCTCCTCAAGATGACACTACAGGATGACACTACTTATCCTCCCTCAATCGCACAAAGACCGGGAAGCGATGGTGGCCGCCGCCTGTAATCTCCTGTGATGTTATCTCGATGGTCTTGCCTACCAGCCCACCCTGCTGATACAACGTCCACAGTTCGTCACGTTGGGTGTCAGTCAGGCCCGTGCCCACCTCCGAGCGAATCCCGTTATGCTCGAATACGATGGCACCGAGCCTGCCCTTGTGCCGGCCTTCGCCCGGCTGGACGCCCACGACCACAACGTCGTAGTCGTTCGCGAACTTTACCTTGCGCCACGCCGACCACCTACGCCGCTGATAGATAGCCCTTGGGTCCTTCAGCATGGCCCCTTCGTACCCCCGGGCAACAAACTCACGGGCGGCGACGTAGACTTCCTCTGGCGTGGACACCATGCGGTGCGGGGAGAGTCTGATGTTTGAGAACTCATCAGTCCCGATGAGGTATACCAGGGCGTCCCACCTCTGTTGGAGCGTGGACTTGCTTCGCCCGGCGTCCCAATCCTCCCTCTCCATGATGTCGAAGATGATGAACATGAGCCTGTCGTATTCGATGACGCGCTTCTCTGACCGGACGGTGTGGGCTGTGGTGTTCCAGTCATCCACAAATAGTTCCCCGTCCAGCACCCATTCTCCTGTTAGGCCCAGGTCACGGATGTTGTTGGCTACTGCCTCTGTGTTGTGATACGGTTTGCCGTTCCGGCTGACAAACCGTATCTCATCATCGCTGATGAGGGCAATCCCGCGCAGCCCGTCGAGTTTCGGTTCGAGCAGATGCGGATAGGGCAGAGGTTCACCGTGGTACTGTTCGGCAAGTTGTGCGCCTTCGAGTTTAGCCATCGTCTAGCATCCTTGTCCATGCCATCAAGGCCAACGTGGCACCGAGTACCACTAAAGTGATTACCGCAAGGCCGAAGAGGACGGATGGTGGCACAGTAAGGGTATTGAACAACTTCCAGGCTCCAATCAGGGTAAGAAGCCCGGCGATGGCAAGTAGGGAGGCTGTGTCTGCTGAACCTCTTTCCGCTTCCTCCCTAGTGGTCCGTGCCACCCGTAGAGCAGCACTGTCCACGACGTTCGCCACCTTCAGGAAGAGGCGGGACGCCCTGATGCATATAAGGCTCAAGTTCAGCATCAGCCATGCTACAGGTAGGAGAAACAGGTCGAGCACATCAAGCGGCCTATGGTTCATTTTCCTGCCCTCCTGGTGCGATGAACTCCGCTAGGCTTGCGGCCGTGCCTGCGATGAGGTCGCAGAGCCAATGGGCCAAACGGGTGATCCCGAAAGCAATCCAAAGCCGGGCGCGGTTCATCTGGCTGGTCGTCCATCTTCCTTGCCGAAGGACTCGATAGCCGCTACCAACACTTGCTCATGGCTCCTTCCTTTCTGTGAGGAATGTATAGAGGTACAACAGAGCAACTGCACCAACGACAGCCCAAACGATGTCCACCCACTTGTCTCCTGGTCTACGGCATAGGTTCGCTCTCTAGCCATCTCGTCGTCGGACAGTACTACTTGCTCAAGAGAACAGTTCAAGTCCATCGCCCTACGGGGAGCCACGACTTGAACAGAGCGATCAGGGCCTTCCGCCGGGACCTTACGTCAATGTAGGTGTCGTTCGTCACCCACACCTCCCTCACACGGCAGCCGTAGCGCAGGACGGGGAACCGCCGAAACAACCTAAACAACTTCGGGCGAACACCGGGCACCCCCAGGCGCTGCTCCCCAGCAGCCTGGAACAAGGCCCCGAGCGCGCACGGCTGACCTTTATCGTCAATCAAAGCCCCTCTCCCCCGTGCGTCCTTCTTCACAATGTCAATCATCTCTGCCACCTGTCTAGCCTCTGTTCTCGCCACGGCTTATCTCCTCCTCTTCTCACTGCAAAGTAGACTTGCTGGGCAGAAGGTCACGGCCACTTCCCTGTCTGCTCGAAATACTCCACTTCAAAGTCGCACATGGGGCAATCGGCACCTTCGTACTCTCCGTGTGCTGGGCAGACCATGCGGTGTGAGACATACGCATCCAGCACACTACCGATACGGGGTGGTCGCCACGATGCCCACCGCATAAGGTGTGTGACTAAACCGAACAATTTGGGCATCTTGCATCACTCCTAGTGTGTGGTGTCGTCGTCTTCGCCTTCGCCGTCATCTTCGTCGTCTGGGCCGTGTGGCAACCTTCCCAGATTCCGGCGTCGGTGAAGCGGTCCGCCTGACTTGGACATAGTGCGAACGATCTCGATTGCCAGTTCGCAGACGATCCCAACCCACTCGACCCTCATGTCGTCGGACACATACTCGTCTGCCGCCCGCAGGAGACTGTGCGACAAGGCTAGACCAATAGCATACATGACCTGCCCGCCTACCAGGTTCAAGTCGGGCAGGGCTTCCTTGATGACCTCCATGATGGCATCTTCAATTCCGTTGGCGGCGGAGTTTACTTGACGCCGCTCTTTATCCGTGAACTTGGTGCTTTCCATGTGACTCGCTCCTTCCCCTATGGAATGATGTGCCAGAACACGGCCTTGCCCATCTTTGCCGCTTGCCAAGCCGTCCAGCAGGCACCCGACTTCACATGGGGCGGCTGGGCGTGGTTCTGACAGTGGTAGCAGACCTTGAACTTACGTCCATTGTAACCGGGCGGGTACGATTGTGCAACGATGACGTGAACTTCGTCAGAATCCCTGGCGATGTCCAGGTTTCGGGCGCGGTAGCCGTATTCTCCATGCCATGAGTGCTGGCGCGGGGTTTTGATGTCAACAGGCAGACCAAGTTCGTTGGCTGCCTCTTCTGCCCAAATGTCCACCCCACCCACAGGGGAGTGTCCAGAAATCACGACAGCCCCAGGGATACCCCGCAAGAGTTGCCGTATCAGGGCACCTACGATCTGCACCTGGGGTGGGGTGAACTTGTCCTGCCCGTTGCCAACGATGCCAATACGCCTCATGGCTTGTTCACTACCGGCCTTACTTCAGCGTAGTTCCACCGGGCAAGGTCGGTGTATGGGAATACCACCGGCCTATCGCCGAGTTCTTCGTAGCAGGGGAACTGTGCTGTCGTCAGGTCGATGATGTAGTAGCCTACGCGCACGGCGTAGTGATTGATCCAATTGCCCATGCCATGCGACAGTAAGATGAGTTCCGCAGGGATTCCAACGACGTGGAGGTAATCCACAAGCCCTTCGGATTCGACGCGGCACCTACCAAGAGCGTAGCCTGGGACCGTGAGTAGGAACTCGGCCGCAGGCCCATTTATAGACCGGAACATTGCCTGTGCCTCCTGCGACCTCTGGATGTGGCGTGCAAGGCTAGATTCCTCCTGGCTCATGGGTTACCTCCGTTGTGTTCCATAGGTAGGCCCGTTGTTCTGCGTCCTCATACTCGAATGGGCCAAGACCGAAGCGATACCCGTCCCCACGGGTCGGCTCACGGGGAATTACGAAGGCGGTCCCGTGCAGGTCCACACCTACGAACCAAAACCTGGCGGAAAAGTCGGTACGGTCGCCCCTGGCACCACAGTGACGGCAGACATGGGTTCCGTATCTACGGCCCATGTGAATCCAATCCTCTTCCGAGCAGGGGAACACGTCCGGCCGCTTACAATCCCAACATAGCAGTAGAGCGCCGATACCCATTGTTCTGCCCCCAAGTCAAGCGGGGGCGGCACCTACATAGGTCGCACCACCCCCGCCTGTGTTGGTCACAGGCCCAACTTCTCCCGAATGGCCTGCGTGACAGCCGCGAGCACCTGCTCGTTGCTGACCTTCGCCTTCCGGCCCTGCCTGCCCACGACCGCAGGCTGGGGTGCCGCGAAGGATTGGCTCCCATCGGCCATCAGCCACGCGGCCGCCGACTTGCGGTCTGTCGTGGGCTGCTCCGGCAGGGCATACCCTAGCGCGTTCAACGCCCCCCGCACGATGGGGTAGGCACCCTTCGGGAATCGCAGGGTGATGCTCCCTTCGCCCTGGTAGGCGTTCACGACAGCACCGCTGGAGAACGCCGGCAGATTCTTCGTCGCCATGTGATTCACCTCCCTCCGGCCACAGATGCTAGCCCCGGACAGTAGGGCCAATACCGCCGACCTTCACCCCTTTTCACGAACCCCCGGCTTGGGGGATGGGGGCTGTATCTAGTTACCTAGAACTAGATCCGAAGTACTACGCGCGTGAAAGACGTGAAGCCGGGCAGGTTTCCCGTTCCCTGCCCGGCCCTACGGGCCTAGCGTCCTAGTGCCTTCCGTACGGCTTGCACCAGGGCGTCTAGGTCCACCGTCGCCGGCTGTGGTGCCTTGACCGGCTGACGCGCCTGCCATGCGGCAAGCCGCTTGTCCCGGTTGCGCTTGCGTCGGGCCAACTCCGCCTGCACGGCCGTCGCCGTCCCCGGCTCCGCCGTTGCCAACGCACGTAACTCGACAGCCCGCAACTGCACGAACGCGACCACCTGCGCCTTCTCGTAGTCCTTCGCCATCGAACTATCCTCCACGAAGGGCCAGGTACGTTCCCCAACCCTTCACCCTCTTTTCACGACCCTGAACCTGGGGGGGTAGGGGGCTATATCTTGGTAGTGCAGTTCTAGGTAAGAGGCACTACGCGCGTGGCGGTGTGTACCCGGCCCGCCTGCATTTCCGCAGAAACACCCCGGCGACACCCTACGGACTACCACCCCTGGTAGTATGGGCTTGACGCGACCACGACCCCTAGTGGTATACGCACCCTCCCACCCACCATTCTTGCATATCCCACCCTACCCACTACCCCAGGCCATCGAGGCCATACTACCCCCCTATATGACACCCCGGGCCACCCCGGGAAGGGTACTGGAGTCCCAAACAACCAAATTTAGGTACTTAGGGTATCACTTTGGCGCCAAGATAGATCACTTTAGGGTCAATTTCTAGTGGTACCGGCAATGATTCGAACGGGACTAAATACAAGAACGGGTTGCTATGTGTCTGTACCCTAGCCATACCCATCGAGGGCCATTCCCGACCCTTTCGGGAGGGCTTTTGGCCAGGTTTTAATAGGGTTTGGGACCTTTAGGGTAGGGCTCGGAGAGCCCGAAATCGGAGAGCCCTCAATTTAGGGCTTGACAAATGAAAAGCCTATGATATAATGAGATTGAGGGCAGAATGGTACCCTTTCGAGCACGTATCAGGAAGGCCCTAGCCGGAGGCTTTGCCGGGGCTAGGGTAGGCAAGCAAACGCACTCTGGCAGAGGTAGTTCAGTACCTTGAATTCTTACATTCGGCCCGTTTCTATGCATCCAGGCATTCGAGGTGGATTGTCGGTGAAAGGTAAAGATGGAACTAACCCTTACTATTACGCCACTGAACTTACCACCGGGCCGGATGTCGTCATCCATATCACCCACACTAGTCTATCATGTGAGGGTGGAGGAGTGGAATCAGGATACAATCATTACGGAATTGAGCACGTTGACACTTTTACTCGAGAGTGGTAACATGTTCCATAATCTTGTTCACGAACCAAAGAGACGCAAGAAACAACCTAGGAGGATGAGGAAACGTGGCAAAGCGAACACCGGCCCAGCGGCTAGACGCCGTTAGGCAGAGCAAGAATACGACTATAGCCCGGCTGACGGCCGAACTGGTGATCCTGCGTGAGGCTCTGGAGAAGGCCCAGACGATCGTTGCCAAAGAAGCCTACACAGATTCCGGCATTGAGGCTGTGGAGGTTTTAGAACATGTCCATCGAGCGCTAGAGCAGACACCTGTGGCCAGGGAGGCCCTACGTGCATTCAGGGTCAGGCAGTTGCTCTTACGGGCTGCCCAGATAGGGGACGGTGATGGCACTGCGGCGAAGACTGACTAACACGACGGCGATGCCCGCCTCGTCCACGCCATGGATCAAGCGCCCCCGGGCGGCGACGTGGACCCTGCACCTAAACGAGTACCAGAGGAATAATACGGTGTATACTTTGGAGACCCTTATAAAATGGCTGGAGTCAAAATATGCGGGTAGGTACTAGAACGATAGTTACTGTAGGTTGGCCAGGGGAGGCGGTGCTCCGCCGGAAGGCCAAGGCGGTCGGCCGGCTGGGCACAGAGGACTATGACCTGATCGAAGATATGATCGCCACTCTACAGGAGGTTGGCGGGCTTGGTTTGGCCGCCCCCCAAGTTGGGGTCAGCAAGCGCATTCTGGTAGTCGAGCTAGAGGGACAAACACACGTTCTGGTAGACCCTGTGCTGCGGATGGCCTCCGGGACTGAGGTAGCTGTGGAAAGCTGCCTGTCCATCCCGGATGTGGCGGTGCCCGTAGCTCGAGCCTACTGCCTGACGGCGGAGGGCAAGAACAGGCGGGGCAAGGGAGTCCGCATTAGGGCTCAGGGGCTCCTGGCGAGGGTCCTCCAGCACGAGGTGGACCATCTAGACGGGATCCTGATCACGGACCCCGAAAGGGACTTGACAAACGCCAAAAGTGTGGTATAATAGGAGTAGATGGGGGAGTTGCGCTCTTCCCGTCATTGCGGGATCGTCTAGTGGTAGGACGCAGGGCTCTGAACCCTGAAGCCGAGGTTCGAATCCTTGTCTCGCAGCCATTGGGGAGTCGTTTAACGGCAGGACAACAGGCTTTGAACCTGTGAATGAGGGTTCGACTCCTTCCTCCCCAACCAACTGATATGAAGGGTGCGGCTCGTAACCGTCTCAAGGAACGCCAGGCGATGGCACAGATTGTCGAGAACCGGGTCTTCTGTAAGGACTGCGGGGCTACGACGAACCTGACCTTCCATCACCTGGACCGGACGGAGAAGTCCTTTACTATCGGGAACGCGTCCCACGAGCGGCATTTTGTAGGTTCGAAGAGGCTGCAAGCAGAGATAGACAAGTGTGTGGTTCTCTGCGAGGCGTGCCACCGGAGGCGTGAGAAAGCCTCCCGCCGGAGTGACGCACCAACTGCGTAATGTGTTGTAAAACTTGCCGGGTTAGCTCAACTGGGTAGAGCGGCCGCCTTGTAAGCGGCAGGTAGCAGGTTCGAATCCTGTACTCGGCTCCACGTCAATGGCGGAGGCCAGAGATGGGTAATAATGCAAAAAAGGCAAACCAGCTTGGCATGCCGTATGGTACTGCCACAAATAAATTGAGAAAGGCTATTCTGTTCTCTTTGATTTGTCGCCTTGGAGAGAACCGATGTTTCCAATGCGGAAATCCAATAAATGCTATTGAAGATTTTTCTATAGAGCACATGACGCCGTGGCAGGGTGCGGACGACCCAAGAGCGGCCTTCTTTGATGTAAAAAATATCAGTTACAGTCACATTAAGTGTAATATAAGCGCGTCTAGTAAACCGTGGAAGAAATGGTCTTCGGAGAAAGAAGGGCGTCGTATGCGAATGCGCCGGCGCCGAGAAGACCCAGCAAAATACTCTCTAGATTTAGCTCGGAAACGTAAAGGGCAGGTCGCATAGCGGCTATTGCATGTGGCTGTAGACCACACGGCCTTCGGGCCTTCGTAGGTTCGAGTCCTACCCTGCCCACCATTCTCTACACCATCACGCGGGGTGGAGCAGTAGCAGCTCGGCTGGCTCATACCCAGCAGGTCGCAGGTGCGATTCCTGCCCCCGCAACCATGCCGGAGTGGCGCAACGGTAGCGCGGCACTTTCGTAAAGTGTAGGTTGGCGGTTCGAATCCGCTCTTCGGCTCCAGGCCCTTGTAGCATAGTGGTAGTGCGTCGCCTTGGTAAGGCGGAGGTCACGAGTTCGATCCTCGTCAAGGGCTCCAGGTGAGATGGCTGAGTGGTCGAAAGCACCCGCCTGCTAAGCGGGTGGCTGGGCAATGAGCCTGGCCCGTGGGTTCGAATCCCACTCTCATCGCCATGGAGGGTTGACGGAACGGCAACGTATCCGGTTCGAAGCCGGTAGTCGGGCGTCTGCCCGTCGGAGTTCGAATCTCCGGCCCTCCGCCAAATTTAGTCTGCGGTACTTGACAAGATCTGGTAGTGTGCTATAATGAAATGTGGCGGCATGGCCGAGGCCCCCGTTGTTCACGCGGGGAAGGCACTTCCTAAGCCTGGGAAGGTCGCTAACTGTCGGAAGGTACCGCAGTGCTACCGGTGCAGGGTCGGCTGCCCCACCGGGGTGGCACGTCTCGGTCCCTACAAACCAGTGGATGGCCGGGTGCGGGTAAAAGCCCGCCGTGGCGTTGAGGTTGGCTGACGGGCCGACTGAGCCGCGTTGCGTAACGACCGACTGACGGTGAAGCGGGTGGGGCTGGTTGCCCCGCTGTCGCCATTCCATGGATAGGTAGCTCAGGGGTAGAGCGCGGGTCTGAAGAGCCCGGCGTCGGCGGTTCGATTCCGTCCCTATCCACCATGGGGGGATAAGCTAATGGGCAACTGCCTGCTTTGCACGCAGGACTTCGGGGTTCGATTCCCCGTCCCTCCACCATCGACCCTGTCGTCTATCGGTCAGGACACCGCCCTCTCAAGGCGGAAAGCGGAGTTCGACTCTCCGTAGGGTCACCAAGACGGCGTAGCCAAGAGGAAAGGCAGATGGCTGCAAACCATCTATCCGGGGGTTCGAATCCCTCCGCCGCCTCCATGCACCCGTAACTCAGTGGACAGAGTGCTGCGCTTCGAACGCAGTGGTCGGGGGTTCGATTCCCTCCGGGTGTTCCATGGTCCCATAGTTTAGTGGCAAAACACGGCCCTGTCACGGCTGAGTCGGGAGTTCGATCCTCCTTGGGACCGCCATAGGTTGCGATCTGGGATCAGCGAGGTCTCCAAAACCACGCAGCGGCGTTCGATTCGTCGGCAATCTGCCATCGGGCCTCTAGCTCAACAGGCTAGAGCAGCTGTCTCTTAAACAGCAGGTTTGGGGTTCGAGTCCCCAGAGGCCCTCCATGGACCAGTATGCCAATGGTAAGACAGCCTGTCTGATAAACAGGAGGTTGTTGGTTCGATTCCAACCTGGTCCACCACAGCCCCATCGTCTATCGGTGAGGACAGCAGCCTTTCAAACTGCGAAGAGGGGTTCGACTCCCCTTGGGGCTACCATGGAAGGGTGACCGGAACGGTATCGGTCCCGTCTTGAAAACGGGCGCCCGAAAGGGCATAGGAGTTCGACTCTCCTCCCTTCCGCCAATGCTGGGGTAGCTCAGTGGTCAGAGCAACCGGTTCATACCCGGAAGATCGGTGGTTCGAATCCACCCCTCAGTACCAACAGGGAATAGTGTAGAGGTAACACGCTAGCTTTGGGAGCTAGTGTCCGGGGTTCGAATCCCCGTTCCCTGACCATCGGGCCGTAGTGCAGCGGTAGCACGCATGCATGGGGTGCATGAAGTCGGCGGTTCGATCCCGCCCGGCCCGACCATGGGGGGGCAGCGTGGTCGCCAAGAATCGGGTCCGATTCCCGAGCCTCCACCATCTCCTTATCGGAGGGTGATCATGGAGCGCAAGCCGAAGATTCGGCATGAGATCAAGATCACCCCGCAGTACAACAGTGGATACGGAATCTACGGATTCATCACCAAGGTCGTCATACCAATCTGGAATGTGCGCAAGCGTCCCAGTGGGACTGTCGAGCGATCACCGGGTTGGATGCCGGCCATGATCCATGGATCGAAGCCCAGCGAGCTGATCTCGCGGCTCGAGAGTATGGTACAGGGTTACATCAAGCAAGGAATCTATCGTCCAACCGATAAGAGGTAAGTGTCGTCGTGGCGAAATGGCAGACGCGCAAGGTCGAGAGCCTTGTGTTGAACAGACGTGGGGGTTCGAGTCCCCCCGACGACACCATGGTGGCCGTGGCCTAGTGGTCTAAGGCGCCTGGCTGTGAACCAGGTAAACGTGGGTTCAAATCCCATCGGTCACCCCAGTCTGGATGGCGGAATTGGCAGACGCGCAGGCCTCAGAAGCCTGTGACTAATCATCGTGAGGGTTCGAGTCCCTCTCCGGACACCATGCGGGTATTGCATAAGGGTTGTGCCCTTGCCTTCCAAGCAAGAGGACCGGGTTCGAGTCTCGGTACCCGCTCCAAGGGCCAGTCGCCCAGTGGTTAGGGCGCCTGCTCGACACGCAGGAGGTCGTAGGTTCGAGTCCTACCTGGCCCACCATGAGTCCGTACCCCAAGGGCAGAGGGAGCCGTCTTAAACACGGTTCAGTGGAGGTTCGATTCCTCTCGGGCTCACCAAGGTCTTCTCGTCTAGATGGCGAGGACGCCAGCTGGTGTCATGCCGGAGCACTATTGAATTGTTGCAACAATTTATTAGTAACGCCGGAGCAATAGCACCCAAGAGCTGGAGACGCTGGTTCGAGTCCAGCGAAGACCAAACATGCGGAGATAGTTCAGTGGTAGAACGCGTCTTTGCCAAGGACGAGGTCGCGGGTTCGAGTCCCGTTCTCCGCTCCATTCCAAGGTAGCTCAACGGTAGAGCGGCCGGCTGTTAACCGGTTGGTTGTAGGTTCGAATCCTACCCTTGGAGCCAAGGGCCGATAGTTCAGTGGGAGAACGCCAGCCGTTCGGCTGGAAAGCAGAGTTCGAATCTCTGTAGGCCATAGAAGCTGCCAGCCAGGCTCTCCAAAAGGAGAGCATCATGAATAGCAACACGAAAGGAAATATAGCTGTAGGTCATGCTATATGGATCAAAATATGATTTAGTGATTGAGCAGGATGGCCGTTTGAAACGTGTGCAATGCAAATACACGTCTCATAAAGTAGGCAGGTGCTACGAAGTACCACTACGGACCTACGGCAGAAATACTCATAGAATATATCAGGCGGGAGACTTTGATCTGCTTTATATTCTTACAGCCGGTGGGGAAGATTATCTCATACCGGCTGAAAGTATCATAGGTAAATCGTCTGTAAGAGTGGGCCGGTGGCGTAATGGGAACGCAGCGCCATGGCATGGCGAAGAATGTAGGTTCGACTCCTATCCGGTCCACCATAACTAGGCAGTCAGGAAGTCCTTGGTTCGAGTCCCAGTCGGTCCACCAATGGGGGATGGTGCAGAGGAAGCATGCTGGCGTCGGAAGCCAGAGGTCGTGGGTTCGAATCCCACTTCCCCAACCAGCTGACGTGGTGGAATTGGCAGACACGCGGGCCTTAGAAGCCCGTGGTTATACCGTGTGGGTTCGAGTCCCACCGTCAGCACCATGCCGAAGTGGCGGAATGGCAGACGCGTCGGCCTCAAAACCCGGTGGGCTTGTCCCGTGAGAGTTCGAATCTCTCCTTCGGTACCAAAGGCGACTAGCATAGGGGTAGTGCAGCGGTCCTACACACCGCTCGGCGGGGTTCGAGTCCCTGGTCGCCTACCATGGAGAGTTCCCATAGCGGCCTAGTGGGCGCGTCTGGAAAGCGCGTGGGCGCAAGCCCCGTGGGTTCGAATCCCACACTCTCCGCCATACCCGGGGTAATGCCCGCCAAGTGCGCAAGCAGCGGGACGGCCGTTCGTACGGTGGCCACTGAGGTTCAATCCCTCGACCGGGACTCTACCCGCAAGCCGATACGGTGATCGGGACGGTCTTATAAACCGTTGATTGGTGGTTCAACTCCACCTGCGGGTACCATCCGCCCATAGTTCAGTGGACAGAACAACCGGTTTCTACCCGGTAAGTCGGGGGTTCGAATCCTCCTGGGCGGGCCAAACTTGACAATGCGGGCAACTGAGATAGAATTGTTTATCTGGTGGGACCAGGTAGAGCGCCTCTGGAAGGCGAATACCTGGAGCAGAGTTGTCTCACGGTGGGGAGCAGGAGACCTGTCTACACTCGTGGGAAAGCTTGAACGCTGGTACGCCCGTCTTGAGGACCAAGGGAATGATCAGAGACGGGCAGACGATGAAGATCAGTCTTTGCTCGTTTTTTAGTGTGTGAAATGATAAAAGACAGTAAGATTCTAGCCGGTTCCGTACTTAGTCTACAGCCCCCCGTCCGTGTAAAACGATCCTCGAATCAAGCACTAACACTTGGTACTGATAAACCTACTTGCAGCGGACTCGCATGTCGTTATGCACTATGTTGGTTCCTAGGTACTTGCAAAACCAGCTTTATATGGTACAATAGAGGGTGGAGGAGTAGACAAGCCCATCGCTGGACAGTAGTGGGAGCCGCCTCGGCGGCGCTACAGACACCACCCAACTGACAGAGGAACGTCCGGGCTCCATAGGGCAGGGTACAGGCTAACGGCCTGGCGCGGTGACGCGACGACAAGTGCCACAGAGACGAGCCCCTTAAGTGGGGAGTGAAACGCGGTAAACTCTACCTGGTGCAAGTCCTAACTGAGGGAGATGAGGCTGCCCGCTGATCCCCGGGTTGGACGCAGTGAGCCGATACGGTAACGGTCGGCCCAGACAGATGATGGGCCTACACAGAACCCGGCGTATCAGTCTACTCCTCCACACTATCGAGGGTCCGTAGCTCAGTGGACTAGAGCGAGGCGGTCCTAACGCTTAGGTCGGGAGTCCGAATCTCCCCGGATCCTCCAATAATATGCGGAGTCGCAAAGGTTCGTGTAAGGATGGTTATTCCGCGAACTGAAGCATCGACTGCGGCCACGGAAGAGGTAACTCCTCTTCCGCAGAAACCCGGGGGCGTGTTGATCGACGGGAACCAGTTGACCGGCTTACGGCGGCCGTCGGTACGGAGAGGCCGTAAGTGAACCAAGCGGGCGAGTACAACCGACTTGAGCCCGCCGGTGTGAACGGTGTTCTACAACGGTCGCCCGGACACGGGGCCATACCCCGTCGCCTCCACCAAACCGCCCGTAGGCTAGTGGATAGACCACGGCCCTGCGAAGGCTGATGCGCAGGTTCGATTCCTGCCGGGCGGGCCATCCTCAAGGAGTGGTAAATGCCACATAAATTGAGGTCCGAACACAACACAACAAGTACCATCGGCGATATCAGTTAGCTCGATATCACAAGCGCCGGGCGGCCGCAGTTCAGTCATTGGGCGGGCAGTGTGTGGATTGCCGATCGGCAGAAAACCTTGAATTCGATCATAGGGACTCAAATACTAAGCTCTTTGTGATTGGCAAGTTATGGAGCGCCACAGAGCAGGCGTTCCAAAATGAGATACACAAGTGTATGCTTCGGTGTAAACCCTGCCACATCAAACGACACGGGCCGGAGGCGCAACAGGCACGCGCAGCTGACTTTTAATCAGCAGGTTGAGGGTTCGAGTCCCTCACGGCCCTCCATGCTGGGTGGGTCCTAAACGGACAATCCCGGCTCCGTAGTAAACCTAGGAGGACACATGAAGTCATCACTTTGGCGTTTTGTTCGTGTTGCGGTAGGCCAGGCCCTTGCTTTTGGTTTAGCGTGGGCCGCCGAGAATCTCGGCATTGCAGAGGTCGACCCACGACTCGTTCCGCTAATCGGAGCTGCTATAACTGCCGCAGCTAAGTATGTCAGGGATTACTTCGGGCTGGACAAGTTGCCCGTATAAAGAGGTAACCACATGGGATTCTGGACAAAACTAGCTAGAGGACTTGCAATCATAGGCCAGATCTTGGTCTATGCGGCCGCCATAGAAGTGGTCGGCGGTCGGGTGAACCTACCAGCCATCAACTTTAATGGTGTAGACGGCCGGGACTTCGATATCGAGGTCGCGGTCGTTAGACGCAGGTAAGGCTCGGGCAACCGGGCCTTCTTTCTTTATAGGGCCAATATGCCACGTAGGCGACCACGCATCCCAACCGATAAGTCCCTCCCACACAAGGAACGATTTCTGATATCGTTCCGCAAATGGGGTATGCAGTCCAAGGCCCTTACAGACGCGGACCTGACCCTGAAGCAACTGAAGGCGTGGATGGAGGAAGACGAGGCATTTGCTGCGCAGTTCGATGACATTCTAGAAGAGCTAGAGCTTGAGACCAAAGAAGAGCTAGAGGCGGTAGCCCTAAAGAGAGCCGTCACACGCAGCGACCAACTCATCAAATTCCTACTTGGCAAACTTGACCCGACATACCGCGAACGCTCCGAGATTGAACACAAGGGTAACGTACAGATCGTCTACCGCGAGAACCTGAACCTGGAGGAGCTCTAATGGAAGACGGTTACCCAAAACAGGTTAAGGAGTTCGAGCGTGTTGTGGTGAAGGGCGAAGATGCCGGGGTAGAGCTGAGTCCCGACTTCATTGGTGAGGCAGAAGACGCTGTACGGCGCATACGCTTCCTGAGTCTCCGCCTAGGCCTGCCGGCCCCTATACCGGGCCAGCCCATGAACTACGTTCTCATTGCCATACTCGAAAGGCTGGCCGACAACATCGACCTGCTTATCACCAGCCAAAGCGGTGGTCCTAGCGTCCTTGGCAGGTACGGTTAATGAAGACGATAGTTAAAACGATAGAAGCCAAGCTTGGTCTCATCTCTATCGAGCCAGAAAGTGGCAGAATCGTATTACACTGGCGCTCGATAGTGAAAGAGGACGGTAACGTCATAGATGATTTTGGCGGCAAGACTGTAGAATACTCAAATGAACTACCGCCAGGTCAGCTCAACCAGCTGCGCGGCCTGATAACCGCCCTGGTAGCGGCGTTTGAGGCCAAATACCCAGTCTAACCATGGGGGCCCGCCAGATACACTATATTGTGGTGCATCACCCGGCGGACGACAATATCGACAAGACACTCCGGGATCATATTCGTTCGCCCTTTACAGATGCGCCCTACGACTTTTGGCTGGAATACCCCTCCGGTGATCTAGTTAAGGGCAGATCGCTGGCAAAGAAGGGCGCCCATATAGTACCGGACTATGTATGGGCCAAGCACGTCAACAACAGTTCAGCGATAGGCGTGGCGTTCGAGGGCAATTTCGACGACGAGAAGCCACCATTTGAGCCAAGTGGCCGGCAGATAGAGCGTGGCGCGGCCCTGATCGGTCAACTATGTGCGGAATGGAACATTCACCCATACGACAGCCAGGAAGCCTTAAAGGCCGGACAGGGAGTTGTGCCACATTGTGTCGTGTCACAAACGGCGTGCCCTGGACGGCATTTCCTAGTCCATTGGAAGCGCTTGATAGGTAAGGCCCGATACTACTATAATACGGAAAAGGAGGTTAACCATGGACCTAGTAAAGTTCGATCAACTCCTCGATAAGGTCAAGATCTTTACTGACACCGAAGATGTCTGCCTTGCCGTCTGGCTGGAAGCTGTCCTTCGCGGCCGTTTTGCTGTAGCCCGCGAGATTCTACGAACGGGGCTGCTGCTAGAGCACTGGCAGAGCCTGATTCCAGAAGACCGAGAGAACGCAGACGAAGATTACTTCGTCGCCGAGCGCAAGTTCGAGGAACTCTTCAAGAGAGCTCTTGACAAGTTCAATGCCCAGCCGTCGGCCGAAGAAACGGCTGAGGACGAGCGGGGAAACCACGACGCTCGTGGAGCCGGCGATTACCAATCTGTCATCGGGGACCAGCCAGACAGGGTTTCTGATGACCTGGACGAGGTCGCAGAGGCAGTAGCTGGCCACGGCAGGGATAGTAGCAGATAATGGCTACCGATCTGGACATCATCAAGCAGGCGTTTGATCCGTTCAGGAAAGAGCTGCCGTTCTTTGCTCGTGGCATGTTTGATTCTATGTTCACGCACGGGAAGATCAAGCAAGTCTATGAGACGGTGGGCGGCGAGGCCGGCGTTGAGAAGCTGGCCGCCGCCCTCGTCCGCATAGGTACGGGAGAAACGATAGGCCTACCCTAACGTGGAGGTGTGTCATGCACCCATTGCCTCCAGTTGTCGAGGTGCCCCATGTGGGTCCTCGACCGGATCCGCAACTTCATAAGAAAGGCACAGGTACCACGGAAGGTACCTTCCGCCACCGCATCTAACCCCAAGCCTCGTATATTGACCTGGACCGGCTCCGGTCGCTGCATAACCTGCGGCGGTATGGAGTTTGAAGTAAGACAAATGATACACAGTTACATCATTCGGTGTGCCAAATGCCACCGAGTGATCAGGAAGGTGCAGACTGATGGCTTGGGAAGGTCTGAGCTCCCTAGTGGAGTTGTGCCTCGAGCGGGGGATGATCATTGAGTACCGTACGGAGGAAAGTGGTAACCTAGAATTCGGCGATTGGCGAGATGCCGTCTTCGGAGGACGGGCCGCTACCTACATCCCGTTCGAGAAGCGAATGTACTTGAATGAGAAAGGTTTGTCCGCGTATCGTTCCTACCCGGGTCACCTCCATGAGTTGGGGCATGCGGTTTGGTCCTTACTCCTCACCCCACAGGAAAAATGGGGTCAGTACCACCCACTATGGAAGGCGGCTCGAGCCCAAGGTTACCTGCTCAACGATTACCAGAAAGAGAACGTCCAAGAAGGCTGGGCCGGGGATTTCGTGGCATATTGGTGCCATAAGAAACTCCGCGCTGGTGTATGGCGTTCTCAGTTAATGCATCATGATCTCACGCGGTACAAGCTTATCGAGGGGATCATGAAACGTCTCGGCATGGATACCGAGGTCCTCTATGGCCAATTCAAGTAACCCTACCCGCTGGAAGGCGGTGTATATTCCCGAGGAACTGTATAAGGACCTTGAGGACACCGCAACGGCCAGCGGCGTTGGGGTAGGTGAGGCGGCCACACTGCTGATCATTACCGGGGCCCAGGCCATGTTTACCCGAGAGATGGCCGAAAACCCCGAACTACGGGAAGAACTGACAAAACGAGCCCAAGATGCCAGCGCAGGATCCGAGAAGCAACCTGAACCTGCCGCCTAACGAGCAGGAGGCCCCAGGGCCCCTACATCGGAAAGAGCGGCAGTACGAGGATGACCGCCGGGATCTACGCGTAGCCATAGACGAGCTACGGGATACTGTCTATGAGTTGATCCAGGCCCTAGGGCAGTTTAAGGATCAAATGGCCCTGGATGCCTGGGATCGGCAGTACAGTGGTCGGCAATCCGATCCACAACGCATGCGTCCGGTTACAGCCCTGGGCCAGCAGCCCATGGACCCTGACCAGGGACGGTAACGCATGGCTCGACAAACTGAGACGTTCGAACGTAAGTGGAATCCCAAGCAATCTGCATTCATCGCTACTAGCAAGCGATATGCCGCCTACGTGGGTACAATGGGATGCGGAAAGACGTCCGCCTTCTGTCGACGCGCAATCGCCATCGCAACAAAGTACCCTGACTCCCGTGGGATCCTCGCCCGTTACACCTATCCAGAACTAAACAACACCTTAGTGCCGCAGTTCTTTGAGATACTGCCGCAGGGTCTGATCCGTAAGTGGCGAAGAAGCGAGGGAGTGCTAGAGCTACGGTCGGGCCCAACGTTGGAAGGGACATCTACCATCCTCTTCCGCAACCTGGAAGACCCCAGGAAGTACCGTTGTAATCCGGGGGAGGCCCCTATTCTTATGGCGGATTGGTCCTATAAACCAATCAACCAGATAGTGGTCGGCGACCATATCATAGGTTTTGATATAGGCAACCAAGGGCAGACCCGGAGACCAACCACAGCAACAATCCTAGCAGTTGCCAAACTTCGGGCGCCGATAGTCAAGGTTCAACTGACCTCGGGCGAAATAATTCGTTGTACAGCGGATCATCGCTGGTTCAAAGCCCTCTATTCCCCCTCTATGGACCAGGACCCATATTATCGAAGAACACGAGTCGGATTGGTTTTGGCTCGTGTATCCAAACTGATTACTCCACTTACCGAAGAACAGAATGAACTTGCTCTTTGGTTGGGTGGAATCTTCGACGGCGAGGGAAATGTCCGTCGGGATGTGGACGGTACTACCCTATCACTGTTCCAGAATAGGAAGACGAATCCCGAAGTTTGTGATCGAATCGAATTGGCCCTCGCCATGCTAGGCTTTTCCTGGAGTAAGTCGGATAGCGATGAAGGCACCAAATACTTAATTACTGACGGAATAGCCGGAATCCACAGATTTCTATTACTGTGCCGACCCGCGAAAGCTGGACGATTGCGTGAAGTTCTGGACGGCCGGGGCAAGTTAGCACTGAGTAAGGAAGAAATTGTCTCGGTTACTCCAGATGGAGAAGAAGATGTCTATGCTCTAGAGACCACAACCGGCAATTATGTGGTCTGGGGCTATGCTAGCAAGAACAGTGAGAACCTCAACTTCTTCGGGATCAGCCAGGCAGATGACGACGGAATAACTGAGGAACACTGGCAGGAGCTCACGAAGCGCCTGCGCCGCCAGTCGGGACGCTGGGGCCCGTTGCCCCGGCAATACGCCTTTCTGGAAGCCAACTACCGAGGACACAACTGGTACTGGCAGCTCTTCACCCAGGAGGGGCAAGAAGCTTCTGGACGCCGAAAGATACCAGGCTTCGATCCCACTGACTACGTCCTGGTCGAAGGTAGCACCTTAGACAACATAGAGAATCTGCCGGAGGACTATATTGCTGACATGGAGGCAATGCCGGAGGAGTGGAAGAGACGCCACTACTACGGGTCCTGGGAAGAAGCCGGCGGTCTTGTCTACAATTTGCTTCCTACGCATCTCTCCCCAGGTGTCCTGGTCAATGGTCAGTTCACAAGAGAGATACCAGAATACTGGCACCGGTATCGGACTATCGATCATGGAACCCGCAATCCTACCGTCTGCTTGTGGGCAACGATAAGCCCAACCGGTACTGTCTATATCTACGACGAGTATTATCAGCCCGGCCCCTTGGCTATGGATCATGCCAAGGAGATTCGCAAGCGCCGCACAATGAGGGATCACAAGACAGGGGAACTGATACCGCTAGAACGGTTCCAATACTCCCTTATTGACCCATCGGCGTTCAACAAGGAAGGTACCTCCGGAGAAAGCCCGGCCCAGCAGTACTATGAGGTCGGGGTTCCTGTCGTGAAAGCTCCGGTCGCCGAGTCCTTACGAGACGTAGGATCGGGTATTGCCGTTGTCCAGAAGTACCTGAACGTGCTCGACCCGACCACAGGCCGGCCCAAACTCCAGATCCTATCTGGAATGGCACCCAACCTAATCCGGGAGTTCAAGGAGTATGTCTGGGACGAGTTGAGCACACTTAGGCGGTCCCGGCGTAACGAGCCGGAAAGGCCTCGTAAGATCAACGATCATGCACTAGACGCCCTACGCTATCTATTGGTAAGCCGGCCAACAGCGTCTCCTGACCGTACGCCTAAGCAGGTAACAACTTGGGCACGGGGCATGAAGGAAGAGGAGATGTTCCAGGCCACCTGGGAGATCTAATCTGGACTAAGATATTCGCATAGTCCAGATTATTGACTATCCTGGATTAAAGTGACCATCCTGTTCCGGATAACTTGACAGGTATGCTATGATGGGTCTGGAGGTGGGACCCAATGGATACCGAAATTCGTAAGGCCCTGCGGGAACAGCGACATGAAGAACACCTCAAATCACTGATTACAGGAATCCTTCGCCAGGCAGCCCTCGACATCCGAGTACTGACAGAACAGACCGAAGACTCACTCACTCAGAAAGTCCTCAACGCAGCAGACGCGTTAGAGTTCGTCAATTCGGATTTCTTCACTCTCATCTGCGACGCTCTGAAAGTGAACGAGTCCGTCATGCGCAACGAAATCCTTCGGCGCACCAAGCGAGGGGATCTCGATGACTAGGAGCCATTATGTGGGAGATCGTCACCATAACGAGCGTCGCAATCGCAGCCCTGGCATACGTAGCCGGATACGCGATCCGTCGTATTGAGGATAGTCGCAAAGACCTCGCACGACAAGTAATCCTCCTATCCGCTACCTCCGCCTCGAGCAGGGGCGCACGGAACTTCCTCCTGGCACAAGCCCAGCAAGAAGGCCAGCTTACCCCACACCCAAGCACTGACAACCCCATGCAGGACGACGAGTGGGAATCGCTAGTAGAGGGACGGCGCCGGGCTCGCAACCGCGACCTGATGAACGAATGGGTGGAGGAAACGTAACGCATGGCCCTAAAACTCGATTCCAAGGTCAAGGGTACGATAAACGAGCGGTTCCACGATGCCGAGGTGGCACGGAATCCATTCGAGACTCAGTGGCGCCTTAATCTGGCCTGGCTCATCGGTCGCCAGTACACCGCATGGCACCGTCTTCAGCGTAAGATCATCGAGATGCCAGCGCCATCATGGCGCGTACGTCTGGTAGCCAACCGCATTCTGCCTATCTGGCGATCCAGCCTAGGACGGCTTCTCAAGACCCGCCCCATGCCGGACGTAATTCCAGCCTCCGGCGATGAGCAGGACGTGCAAACTGCTAAAGTTGGTGACAGACTCGTCAAGCATATTTGGAACACACAGGACTTCGATGGACGCAAGTCCATTGAGTTGTACGGTTGGATCTTAGCTTGCGGCACCGGCTTTGTGATGCCGTGGTGGGACCACTCGGTCGGGGATGCTATCGAGATGCCGGAGATGGCCGAGCCGGATGCTCTCCTGACGGACAAGGACGCAGGTCTGGAAAAGATGGGCGACGTCGTCCTGGATGTGGTATCACCGTTCGAGGTCTACCCCGATCCTATAGCGACGAATTGGGATGACATGCAATGGGTTTGGAGGTCTAAAGCCCTACCCGTCGCAACACTTAAAGAACGATACCCAGACATGAAGGATGAGATTCATCCCGAGTCGGGGCTGGAAGCTATCATCTACCCGTTTGACCCGATCATGCAGGGACCACAATTTGGCATCCGGGAAACACCCCCGGTTGCCAAGGACATGGCCCGTCTGAAAGAGTACTTCGAACGACCCTCAAAGAAGTATCCTAAGGGACGGCACGCCGTACTGGTGGGGGACGTCTTTGTAAAATACGAAGAGGAACTCCCCTATGAACACGGCGAACTCCCCTTAATTAAATTTGATTACATCGTATACCCTGGACGTTGGTGGGGTGGCGGTATCATCGAGCAGCTGATCCCGCTTCAAAGGGAGTATAACCGAACCCGTAGCCAGATCATCGAGAACAAGAACCTGATGTCGAAGCCAAAGCTGCTCATACCAACATCAGCTGAGATCAGCGCGGATGCCTGGACAAGTGAACCGGGCGAGAAGGTCTACTTCAGCCCCTTGGGAGGAAGGCCGGAACCTTGGGTTCCGCCGCCGATCCCTGGCTACGTATTGCAGGAGCTAGACCGCACTGAGCAGGACATGATGGAGACCAGCTCCCATCACTACATCAGCCGGGGCATGAACGCTCCGGGTGTTCGTACCGCCGCAGGCATGGCTATGTTGCAGGAGGCCGATGACACTCCATTTGGCCCCGTACTGCAATGGAATGAGAATAGCTTCCGTAAGGTCGGAGAGCATATCCTTGAGTTGGCCAAGCAGTTCTATACCGAGGCCCGCATCGTCTACATGGGCCTGGGTACCGAGGCGGCCGTTGTGGAGTTTACCCGGGAGAAGCTGCAGGGCCGATTCCGGGTTCTGGTAGACATAGGTTCATCCCTGCCTATGTCCAAGGCGGCACGTATGCAGTTCGCTCTGGAAATGCTTGACCGGGGCTTCTTCCGTAACGAACGTAACCAACCGGATGAAGCCAAGTTCTTCGAGTTCCTAGAGATGCAATCCGCCGTGGATGTCTTCCGACAGGACGAGAGCATCGACCTACGGGTGGCCCGTACCGAGAACGTAGAGATGCGAGATCGACAATCCCAGTTTGAGCCGGGCGAATACGACAATCACATGGTTCACATGAACCAGCACGTCCGTTTCCTCAAGGAATATGCCCTCGAGCATGGGGATGAGGAGGCCGCCCAGACCGTAATTGAGATCATGACCAACCACATTCGTGGGCACGAGCTACGCATGCGGCAGATTATTCTCAAGCAGGAAGAAGAGAAACTGTCCATCCAGCAGGGCATTCAACAGCTGCAAATGGCTATGGTTCCACCACAACCAGGCGCCCCGGGCGGCCCTCCAGGACCGCCCGCACTCCCACAACCACCACCAGGAGCCCCGCCAAGCGCTCCAGCAGCCCCACCAGCACAAGCTGGTCCCCCGCCAGGGTCCGAGGGGCCTGGAGGCCCACCACCCGGGGCTGAGGCCTAAAGGAGCACTATGGCATACGACTCGGAATCCAGAAAACCACCCTTTGGCATGACCCATCAGCAGGGATATCCAGAAACTGCCGTGGCCGAGGCGAAGCGCCGCAAGCAATCCAGACAGAAAACCCAGCGCCGATCGGCCGAAGAGCGAGCCCGTAAGATGGCCTCGAAGTCAAAGGCCAAGCCGGGTGGCCGGACGATGGAACGTTATAAAGCGGGAGAGATAGGCCGCGAACTAAAGCCGTCCTACTACAACCCGAAGTTCGAGCAATACCTGAACCAGGTCAAAAACCAGATGCGGGACACCTGGAAGCAGTATGGATACGACTATGACACAGGCAAGGCCGTATCGGATCTAGAAGGTCTACCAGAGCTACTAGAGTCTTTGGCCGCAGCCCCGATCGGACCAAAGAGATCAGCCGCACCTGAACCAGCTCTGCCAGAGTTTAATCCGTTTGCACCATATCCGTGGGGGCCACGCTAGTGCCAGCACCCCAGCCTAACAATCCACTGGCCAGACTACTAGCTGGCATGGGCCAGAATCTTCCTCGACATCTTCAGGCAGTTTCCAGGCATGCTCAATGACCTAGTCGATCGCCCGGGTGAGGAGGATGAGTGGTTCATGCTCCCATCCTACCCACCCCAGTTCAAGCTCATACGCCGTGGCCGCAAGCCGGCGCCAGGGACATCAGGTACAGGGCAGACACCAAAGTTCGAGGAACCGCAGATAGTACCATTGGGGCGACGGCCATCTGGTCAAGCCAGCCCGGGCACACTACAGGAACTGTATGAGAAAGAACTGCCCGACAAGACGGTTCCATGGGACATGCCCGGCGGTCTAGGCGGGGCGATCAGGCAACTGATGGCCCGGCTGAGGCTGCGACGTGGCGGACGCTAAGCGAGTCAAAGCTAACCTACCACCGTGGACGAGTCGGTTAGGGGTGGACGTGCGGCAGCAGGAGCTGCCCCCGCCACTAGCCGGTCAGGTCCGAGGCTGGAACCTTGGCCTCATCCCACTGCCATTCACAAAGCCCTACATAGCAATCGACCCCGACTCAGAAATTCCCATTGAGCAACTGATAGTCCACGAAATGACCCATATAGGCCAGGTGCGTAGATTCCGTGATCGTGCCAAGCTGACGGGCGCCATAATCGCAACCCTACTACAGGGCAAGAACCCTTTGCAAGACATCCAGTACGAAAAGGACGCCTATGCCATGCAAAATCGGGCACGGGCACGAGCAGAAGCCGAAGTTGAGGCCCGCTCAAAGGCACTGGGCCTGAACCGTGCTGATCTAGAGCTGTACCGCCGACATCCTGACATGTGGCGCCGTCTACAGGAATACAAGCGCAGCGTCCACAACCCGCTCGCTCCGGCAATCAAGAAGCCCAAACCCTAATGGCCACAGAAACTCTTAATACCATGGATGCCGTTCTGAAGATTGGCTACCTGGGCAAGCCATCTAAGGGAGAGACAGCATTGCAGCGGTTGCGTCGTCGCCGGTTGGTGGAGGAACGGATTAAAACTGAACGAGCACAAAGTCCCACCCGTATGGTGAAGTAGGAGGAGACAATGAGTCACGAGAAGAAGGTCGGTGTAGGAGCCCATTCCGAAGAAGAGGCCCACCCGGCCCGCGAATCCGGGCATGGGGAGAGTGGCGGCCCGGCCGGGGTAAAGCCGGAGTCCGACAATTTGATCAACCGCTACGCCCTAGAGAAGGCTCGCTACCAACTCGGGCGTAAGAAACTGATGAGGAAGTAACATGCCTAAGCTCCCATTTGAGAACCCACTAGCAGCCGTCCCGGGGGGTATAAACCCCGCCGCAGAGAGTGGCGGTTCGGCTGCTGAATTGAACGAGCGGATCCAGAAGGTCATTCAGGACGTGAACGACATCATCGCTGATGCCCAGGATGCTGGAGTCTATGACGACCGTATGTCAATTGCCGCCCTAAAAGGGCTGGCGGAAAATGCCTCGGCAATTCACGAGCGATGGATGGAGGGGCCAGAGATGGGAATGCCAGAAGAGGAAAAAGATAGCTACAACCCGGCCAAGGTCATCGAGAGGGTTGAGGGTGGTCAGGGGCCGTTTGGTGGTCCTGTCCCAAATCCGAATGCTATCAAGAATCCCAATAGCCTAGGTGGTCGTATCATCGAAATGGAAAGCCCGAACTACGGACTTCCCCCTAAGAAGAAAGCTGTCATAAGAAGGTTGCCATAAGGAGTAAACCATGCTGGGGCTGGCGGTCATTCGTAAGACCGAAGGTGGTTACACGGTGTACTCACACAAGACCGGCAAGAAACTTAGCAAGGCCGGCATGTCCCTAGCTCAGGCGCGAAAGCGCCTCTCACAGATTCGTTTCTTCAACAAAAAGCGTGGGTAGTATCCACTACCCATAAAAGCATGGGGTGGTTGTCCACTGCCCCATAGACGGCACGACTGCAGCTCGTAGAGGCCAGCCCTTTGGGGAGCCTACTAAGCCAAGCGGTGCTACAAACACGGTGAGTAACATGGACGGATTCGCTCAGACCGGCCAACCAATAGGTGGTGAGGGTTCAGAGCTCAACTTTGAGCCAACCGAACTTGAAGGCGCCGAAGGAGCCGAGTTGGAAGGCGGAGAAAGCGATCAGCCCTTTACCATTGACGGTAAAGAGTACAAGACGTCGGACCTCCGAGGCTACATCAAGGGTGGGATGCTGGAGAAAGACTACCGGCAGAAGACCAGTGAGATAGCCGAGGAACGACGCCAGATCGCAGAGCATCGACAGGCTGCCGAAGCCTGGAACACGCTCCAGCAATATCCAGACCTGATGCAGACCCTGGGTCGCGAGATCGCAAGGGTTCTGCAGGGTGAACCAGCGGCACAGCCTGGTTTCGAAGGCCAACCAACGGCTACCCCGGAAGGTTTTTCGGGAGCAGAAGTGGAGCCTTGGCGCACTGATATAGACACCATGCGCGGCCAGGTAGCCCAGATCTTGACGGCCTACGACAAACGGTTCCAGGAGTACAACCAATATGCCTGGGATCAGTACTTCGCAGGTCGCGAGGCCTATGCCCAGGGACAAGTCACGTCCTTGCAGGACAAGTACCCATACTTGTTCCCCGATGAGGTTATCCAGGCCTTCCGGGACAATCCGGAGGCTAACCTCGAGGAGCTTGCCAAGCTCAGCAATGACCACTGGCAGGCTTTCGTAAGCCAGCGAGAACGCACCAATCTCGAGAAGCGCAAGGCCAACGCCAACGCGCGGGTAGAGACAGGTGGTCGAACTGGTGCTCCGGCTGTATCTACTAAGGAGCCGAAGGACTGGGATGACGCTCGAGCGTCGGCTCTTGAACGCATGAAGGCTGCTATGGGTGGAAGCCCAATCAGCATCCGTAAAGGCGTGTAAGCCAACCAAACCAACTCAACATCCTAACCGAGAGGTGAACTAGTCATGGCTACAGAAACCATGACCACTTTAACAACAATGTCGAGAGTGGCCCTGTAGTAATACAGGTGGGTTTCTGTAGTGGCAAGATCAACAATCCCATATGCTGGAAACTCCCGCTGAACCGAGGTGCTGACAATGCGAGAAACCAAGGGAAGGGACAATCAGCAGGTAACCGATATCGAAGTGGGATGGCTGGCCGGACTAATCGACGGCGAAGGCTCGTTCGATTTACAGCACGGCCACCAATGGACCCCCCGAATTACGATAACCAACACCGATCAACGCATTGTTGAACGTGCTGTTGATATCATTCATAGGCTGGATGTTGGTGTGTATGTCTGGACACAGACCAAGCACAACCCACGGCACAAGCCTATTAAACGACTTGCAATTCGGGGTGTTAAGCGTGTTCACGCTTTCCTACCCAAAATTGCCCCGGCTTTAGTCGGCAAGAAGGACCAAGCTGAGAAGTTACTGGAATTTACCAGTGAACGGCTTGAACGGTCCTTCCACACAAATGCCGATGACCTCGGGCAAAGGGTGCGGGCCGAATTGGCCGCGCTTCGAAAGGGTACCTCAGAGACTTTACGGGTTGCTCCTTCCGCCAAGAAGGATGAAGATAAAGTCCAATAGTCGACGCGGTCCTGAAGTTGGACTACCTGCCAGTACTACAGCAGCAGTTCAACAAGGAGATCGTGCTCTATAACCGCATCAAGCGGGATAGAGAGAATGTGGTAGGTAAGAAGTTTTACTTCCCGGTCCACTCCGCATGGGGTGAAACCTCTGGTGCTATCGGCGAAGACTCTGCCATTCCCGCTCCGGGAACAGAGTCCACGGCCGAATCGTCCGGACCAGTCCGAACGGTCTTCGGTAAGTTCGAAGTAACCACCAAGGTCATCGCCGCCACTAAGAATGACCGGGGAGCCTTCGTTCAGGCAGTGGACTTCAAGCTGAAGAACGTAGGCGACAACCTACGCAAGGACCTGAACTGGATGCTTAACAGCGACGGGTCTGGTGCCCTTGCAAAGATCACAGCAGGCGCTACAACAACCTCCCTAACCGCTGACAACTCCCTCAACGTCCGCAAGAACATGGTCCTAAACATGTGGTCTGCGCGAACGGGTGGTACACAGCGAACGGGTGGTGGCGCCGCCAAGACCGTCACAGACGTTAACTACGACACCCATGTCATCACGATCGACACTGCTTGGTCCGATGGGTCCAACAACGACTTCATCTTCAAGAGCACCGGTCGCGGCATTAATGTTATGGGTCTACTAGGCGTCGTCGACGACGGCGACTTCGTTGGCACCCTGCAGAACATTGCACGGGCAACCAACGAGTACTGGAAGTCTACAGCCCTTGAGAACGCTACGGACCGAGATCTGACGCAGGTACTTCTGCAGCAGATGGAGGACAAGGCCTACATCAAGGGTGGCGGTAAGCTCTCCGCCTTCTACTCCAACCTGGGCCAGCGATCCAACTATGTGCAGATCGTAACCGCCGACAGGCGCTACGTGAACACACTGAAGTTTGACGCCGGTTTCGAGGCTCTGGAGTACAATGGCAAGCCCTGGTTCGTCGACCGAGACGCCGAAAAGAAGGTTGTCTTCGGCCTCGACGAGAGCGTGCTCCGCTTCTTCATGCTGGCCGACATTGACTGGATGGACGACGACGGCGCAATCCTGGCCCGAGACTCCTCCAAGCTTGTCTACAGCGCAACGCTGGAAGGCCACATGGAGTTCGGCACGTACCAGCCAGACCGCCACGTAGTCCTTCGAAACCTGAACGAGCCAACAGGTTATTAGCCAATAGCCTATAACGGTTATTAAGGTGCGGGCCTACATCTTCCTCCCGGGAGTGTGGGTCCACACCGGCAGCAGTATCCCGGGAGGAACAATCCATCGAGTCGTTCCTCATGACTCGTTAATAAACAAGGAGGCCATATCATGCCCGTACATGACCGTAGCATTAGCAAGTTATCCAATGCTGCTCACGAATATATAGTCATAACCGCTATGGGGGCCGTCGCAAACGAAGCCCTCATAGCCTCGACAACCGGCCACGAAGGGGTCAAGTATTACGGCCCCGGCCCGGGTAAGGTTGTTCGATGCCAGATACGTGTTCGAGCCAAGGCAAACGCCGACAACACCGTCACAATCACACCCACAATCAATGGCACGGCTATCACCGGTGGCGCACTAGCTGTTACCGGTGTTGCTGCGCCAAACCTGGTCGAGGCAGTTCCGACGGGAGCCTTTAGCCTGGTGCCAAACGACATCCTGGCATTCAACACAGGTGCCTTTGGTGGCACGACCCCGGCCTTCCGTGGCGTGCAGGTTGTCTTCACCCTGCGAGTATCGGGTGACGACATCCAGCCTGGCATTGACTTGTAATCCATAGGGCGGGGTCTAACTGGCCCCGCCCTTAGTACTATCACTTCTGTAATCAGAGGACACCTATGGGTGTATCAACCGCAGCAGTACAGATCCTAAGTGGCGCCTCCCTGAGCGGGGTCATAGACCTAGCCGGTGGCGTCTTTGGCGGCTTCATCATCAAGGCGGCCTGGACAGCTGCTGCCGTCACATTCCAGGTTAGCGTCAATGGCATTGACTACTTTAACCTGTTCAAGAGTGCCGGTGTTGGCGCACCGACTGAAGTTGTCATAGGCGCCGTTGCCACTCCGGTACAAGCCGATACGTTCCACGCCGTAATTCCAGCTGATTTCCCGGATGCCCTGGCCCATGGCTACCGCTACATGAAGGTCCGTAGTGGGACTTCGGGCGCAGTCGTCGCTCAGGGCGCCACCCGCGACATTGTCGTAGCCATTAGGTTCCACTAATCCATGCCACGCCCTTCCCCCGCCGACTTTGCGAAGGCCCGAATACAGAACGGGTTCATTGTCAAGGACAAGCAGACAGCTGCCTTGGCGACGGCAACCCAGGCTGCCCAGGCGGGCACGCGACACTACGTCCTACAGGTAGATGCCTCTTATAGCACTTCCAGCACTTCGGGACTGTTACAACTCAAGTCCGGAGCCGCGTTGATCGCCGAGAAGTACATCCACGGTTCAGGGGCTTTCGACTTTGCGTCCGAGGGACTGGACGCCGAGAATGTTAACGAGGCTGTCTCGGCCGAGTTGGCATCCGGGGGCGTTGGTATCATAGGTACGGTCACCCTGATGGGCTTCTCAGTATCGGAAGGGTCCTAATGCCGTTTAAGGATAAGGCAGCCAAGACAGCGGCCTACTCCGTAAGCAGGGCTTTCCGCCCGGCTATCGGGTTCTCTGTATGAACTGTAACTTTGCTCTAGGCCATTTCGGCTATTGTCCGCACCAGGATAGGACAACGTAATGGGAAAGACCATCGACGTCCACGTAGAGATTGATCTCAAGGCCTTTCTTGAGCACCTGCGCAAGGAGCGCCTGCTCGTTGGTAGCGACAAGCCCTCCAAGGCAAACGCCAAGAGGTCTAGGCCGACTTCTGCCACCGGGCAGGAGCCCCTAGAACCGAGGAAATAACATGATTAACCTTGCTGTCGTCTACAACAAGTTCAATGTCTTCGTGGAGGACTTAGCGAACAAGATCCACGACCTCTTTGGATCCCCAACTGGTGATATCCTTAAGTTAATGCTGGTGAACTCGCCAGCCCCGGTAGCCACCAACAGCGTCAAGGCTGACCTGACCGAAATCGCGGCCGGCAATGGATATACAGCCGGCGGCAACACCGTCTCCTCTAATGGAACGAGGGCAACTGGTACAGTTACTCTTGACGGGGACCAGATTGTCTGGACTGCCGCCGGAGGAAGCATTGGACCATTTCGTTACGCCGTGCTATATAATGACACACCCGTCACCCCTGCCGACCCGTTAGTCTCGTGGTGGGATTACGGTTCGGCTCTTACGCTACTTGATGGCGAGACGTTTACAGTTAAATTTAACAACGTTGTAACAGATGGAACTATCTTTACACTTACTTAGGAGGCTGCATATGAACGACCAGGATTACGTGACAAGGGCACCACACAAATGCTGCCGGATGCCCGGGAATGTTCCCGTTATCATTGGTCACCCAGATGCACGTCCTGATTTAGTTGTACGTATTTGCCGAATCTGCGAAGCACGGCATTTTGAGTTATCTCTCGACCCTGGATATTTAGGCATCGTAGGGGTGGGTATTTAATGGTGATTGAGGCTAAGAGTAACACATGGCATACGATGCTGGAGCAGACCTAACAATGGCTCATATCTGGATTCCACCTAGCTCTGATCCCGATCAGGTGGCTAGGAACCTAGCCTACGCCGGGGCCATGGCGCGGTCGATGCCACCGTCATGGATTGGGGCGCACATCTCACATCCCTACTGCGGACCTGGAGGGGAGTATATAGGTCGCGTGCTTCCAGGCAAGGGGCTGTATCTGAACATGGACCCCAAGGAGCTTGGAATGACGCATTTCCCCGCACATGTTTTCCCACGTAGTCCAATTCAAAGGCTAATCGAACGTTTCATAGGTCATAAGTTACCGCTCGAGTGGGCTGAACGGGGAGCCATTACGACCTACGACGGCATCATCAATGCGCGTGGTGGGGGGAAGGGCTTCGACGTGAGCCTATCTAAGGCGTCCATCACTACCGTCGCTACCGCCTACTCGACTCTCTTTCGGGCCGGCGGTTTTCCTGTCGCAGGAACATACACGAACATCCCGGGTGGAGCGGAGCACACTCGGGCGTCGACGGGCGCGTGGTCCTTCGGTCTGGTGAACCCGACAAGCCCGGACAAGAAGTACCTGCTCTCGCTAGGATACGCGCACGGCTCGACAGTGAACATGATTGTTCTCGTCGACCTGCTCGTGGCGGCTGGGAACATCAATGCCAACGTGACCGGTAACCAGACCATAAACAGTGTGGCACTGACACGCTATACCAACGGTAATGGCGTCATGATGACCTTCGACGTCACGACGGCGCTGGGTGCTACCGCGTCGAACTTGACGGTAAACTCCTACACAGACCAGGGCGGAACTGCGGCGCAGACGACACCTGCCGTGGCTATGACCACTTCGGCTATCGCCAACCGCCTCCAGCCAACGGCACTGGGTCCGTTCATGGAGCTGGCGTCTGGGGACTTCGGGGTCCGGTCGGTGGAGACGCTCGCCTTTTCCTCCGCAATGGGTGCCGGGGTCGTTGCGCTCAATCTCTATTTTCCGCTTGCATTTGTCCCCGGGGTCGCATCAAATATCTACGTCGAGCGCGATAGCACGGTCCAAATTGACGGAATTACGGAGTTGGTACTGACAGCTGGTGGTGTACTGGGGTGTCTCACCGCGTACTGTTTCGCCAACGGTACTTCGAGTGGTACAGGCACCTACTTCCTTCGCACATGTGACGGGTAATGTTGTTGTTGCACAGTGTCGCTAGTGCTACTACCGAACAAAGAGAGACCCAGGCTATCCGGCAGAATGTGCTTGGCATAACTCATACTCATACTAATGGCGCGGTGATGTTGGGGCTAATGTCTTGGAACTCTCATCGGCCCATGGGCCGTTTCCGCCCAAATAATGACGGCGCGGACAACCAGTTCACCCGAAACTGGACTGGCGGAACGGACAAGAAGATCCCCTGGCCGGTTAAGAAGATGGTTGCCCTCATCAAGATACTACGCCGCAGGATGCCCGAGAGACCACCCACACGAGCATCGTACACTACATGGTAAAGGAAGACTGAAATGGGCGCATTATACCTAGCTATTCCGAAAGCCTCCCACGCCCTGGTCGAGGTCGCGACGGGGACGGTAATCAAAACGCTTCTACAGGTCGCAACGCCTTCGACAACTGACCTTCGGGTCGTAGCCTGGGGCGTTTCTTTCGACGGGGTTTCACCCACGGCAGCACCTGGACAACTCACGCTGATCGACGTTGACGTCGCGGCGACCGTGACGACGTTGACACCCGAGGAGTGGGGGTCTGACGACAGCCAGGCGTCCCTCTGCATCGGCGGGACCGCAGCGACAGGCTACAATGCCACCGTGGAGGGGACAATCACAGGCTCGCGGATTCTCGACGGCGGGGAGGTCCATCCGCAGACGGGTTACAGCATCTGGTTCCCCGAAATCGTGCGTCCAAAAGTGAAGGCTTCTCGTTTCCTGCGAATCAGGGCGTTATTTGCGGCGGACGTAAACGCAATTCCCTGGGTCATCTGGGCGGAACCGGCCTAGCCGTAGGAAAGCAAGATGCCCCGTGGCCTCGCCACCAACGTCCGACGTTCGCGCATCCCGTACAATTTGGCTGCCGGTGCTGTCGAGCTCAATGCGGAGCCAGGTTCCTACAGCATTAGTGGCGCTGCCGCTACACTTCTTACGGGTCGTGTGATCAATGCCGGAGCCGGGGCATATATAATCAGTGGGTCTGCGGCCACACTTACACATGATTTCTTGATGGTCGCAAGTCCAGGTACATATGTTTTGAGTGGTTCGGCCGCTACACTCCTGGCCACCCGTTTACTCAATGCCGGATCTGGCGCCTACACAATAACTGGATTCAATGCCGAGCTGATCTATACAGCAGGCGGTGTCGGATACCTGGGACTCTACTATCGAAGGGCGGGACGGCGCCGTTAATGAGGATCTACAAACAGATACGACAATATGACCGGCAGTTAGTGCTTCATTTCGATCCCGGGCGAGGGCGCTGGGTACTTCTGCGCATGCCAGAAAAATACGGAACCCCGGCCGTGGAGTATACAGATGCAGAGATACAGCGTCGGGTGTCGGCCGGCAATCTCATGGAGATCCTGGTCTGCCAGAACGATGAAGGGCACCCCATGTCCCCATCCGGTTGGCTGCTGAATTACCTGCGTGAGAAAGACACCCGTAGGATAAATTTCCGGCAATATGTCCGAGAGATGGACGAGCGAAACCAAAAGCGGTCTGAGGAGCTCGATGAGGAGCATCGGGACCGTATCGATTACCAGTCTAAAGAGAACTGGAACCACCTACGAGACGAACTACGTGGTGAGCTAGGGTTCCGCAAATACACCATACAGATAGAGAAACCCGATGTCCACCCTACTAACCCTTCGTAACCGCGTACAGGATAATATTGCCGAGCCCATTGTGTCCACGGGCTGGTTCACCCCAACAGCCGTCAACAATTGGCTCAACGCTGGCTCAGAGATCGTCTTCCTGAAGATCATGGCGGCAAACCCCGACTTCATCGGAGTGAAGACCGCACTGCTCTCGTACGTACTGGACCAGGAGGAGTACAGTCTAGCCTCCGTGAACCCGTTCGAGATCCGGCAGGTAGAGATCACCGATCTTGGATCCCCGTTCTATCTGGGGGAGATCGATAAGAGTCGCCGCAATGACTACCCGTTCTCGGGGGAGCCCGCGTTCTACTACTGGAATATGGACTATACAGGCGCAGACCCAATACTCGAGATCGGTCTGTTGCCCAAGCCCCACCGTTCTGCAACCAACAATGTCAAAGTGCATTACGTCTCGCGGCCAAGGATCCTATCCATCGATACGGACACATCGGACTTACCACAAGAATACCAGGAGTTGGTCATTTTGTGGGCCACCATCCTGGCACTGCGTGCCGACCAGCGCCCCGAATCTGCATGGCAGGTAGAATTCAACTTCCGCCTGACAAACGCACTGTCGTTCGTCACTCGTGGCAAGAGTGGTGGACCCCAGTACGTGCATTACGTAGACGAATAGAAGGAGGGGAGCTAAACATGGCAACGCTTTGGATACATGCCAAGGAACGTGTCGAGGGTATGTACGCCGGGCAGGTCTACGCCTTCGAAGCCGATGAATATCGCGAGCTTCCGGAGGACGTGGTACGTCACCTAGCCAAGAAGTCCATCCTTGAGGTCGTAAATAGCGGACCGGTCAGGGCTGCACAGCCCAAGGAAGTCAAGCCGTCCGTGGTCTGCGATCTCTGTGGTAAGGACTTCTCGGACAAGGAACGCCCGGGTTACAGCCTGCGGCAGCATCTGGCACAAGCCCACAAGCCCGAGGAGGACTAAGTGCCTCATTCGATAGGACGTCGCAAAGAACAAATCCAAGCATTATTGGAGACGTTATAATGGCCCGCTACGGCGATACAGTTTGGATGCTCTGCAACGAATTTCTACACCCTTTCGAGGTGGCGGTCGCGGCAGTGGACATCCAATGCCCATTCTGCGGGTGCAAGTATGCCCGCATAGACCCGGCTGGGGGAGAGATGGCTGCCAAAATGATCATCGATGTGAAGGAGCCATATGCACTCCCAGTAGACAGTTGGGTGCAAAGATTACCTGAACGGGAACACACCAAAACGATAGAGGAATCAGATGCCGTACCTACCACCTGAAATCCGGGAAGCCGTCCTTAGTGCGCTTATGGCGCAACGCGGCCCCGGGCAACTAGAACCCCGTCGAGAGGACAGACCTATGGCTATACCAGGAATTCCAGGTAAGACATTTAGCCCCATCGGGGCCGCCCCGGAGGATGAACAACGCCTCCTGCAGCAGGCCAGGGCCGTGGCGCCTTTCGGACAGAGCATCCGACTACCAGCTCCAAGGACCGGCGGTGTCCTACCCAAGCCCACACCGCTCCTGGCAGGGCCTGAGGGCCGTACTGCCCAGCGTGGGGCCCTAGCCGGCCTAGCCAGCGCTCTTTTGGGTACAAACGAGCCGGTAGGTTCATTCGGCCCACCTGCACCACCACAAACACCACAATTTGGCCTGGCCCAGCAGCCAGCACCACCTTTGCCCCTATCTCCAACGGAAGCACTACCGCCAGTTGCAGGCCCTTCTCTGCTTGATATGCCCGGTGGGCCGGAATCTATAGGTACGGACAACGGCAGCCCAACCTTCAACATAGATAGGGGTCCCTTCAACGCCCCAGGCGTTCTGACGGATCCAAACTACGCAGGCATCCTGGAAGAAATTCGAACACGACGCCTAGCCTAAGAGGCCGACATGCCTGAGGACCGAACCGGGTCTGGGCTACTGCTGTTTCAGCTGGCCCGCTTCTCCGGCGTCAATCGTCGGGTAAGCAAGTTCCTGATAGCAGATGACCAGTGCCAGGACATTTTCAATTTCACTTTCGATGAGCGGGGTGCCCTTACCAAGCTGACGGGGTTCGCGAAGTGGAATGTCACTTCGTTGGGTGCCTCAAAGATGCTAGGTGGGGAACGCTACTATAAAGATGGCGCATCCCCACAGTTCGTAGAAGCCCACAACGGCAAGATCTACAAGGGCAATGATGGCCCCAAGACCTTTGATGAGATAGGTACCGGCTTCGACGCGACAGCTAAGTGGCGGATGAAGATCAACCGCAACTTTCTGTTCATGTTGAACAATGTGGACTCCAACCGCAAGTGGGACGGCGCGGCCTATCTGACGACCGTTGCAGTCAGTGCGGGAGGTAGTGGCTATCTAGTCAATGACGTGCTCACTTTTGTGGGTGGTACGTTCACCACGGCAGCTCAAGTAAGGGTAGCAACCTTGGGAGGTGGCGGTGCAGTTGCTACTGTGGTCATCCTGACCCCGGGCTCCTACACAGCCCTGCCCACCAACCCGGTCAGTGTAACCGGCGGTACTGGCACCGGTGCCACCTTTACTGCCACATGGTCCTACTTGACCCTCATGGGCATAGTAGCACCGACAACAGCCTTGACGGCCGTTGATGGTGGTGTCGGTAACCTGAACGGTGCCTACACCTGGAAATACACATACGTCACTCCCACTGTAGAGTCCAACGGATCCCCAGTCACAGGGTCCCTATCCCTCACCAACCGCCAGGCCAGCCTAACCGGCATCACTGTCTCATCTAATCCATCCGTCACCAAACGGAGGATTTACCGCACTCTGGCTAGTGGGTCGGACTGGAAGTTCGTGGGCGATATCACTAACAATGTAGATACCACATTTACTGACAATGTGGCGGATGCCAGCTTAGGGGCGGATATCCCCATCGACAAGGATCCGCCGCCCATCACCAAGTATATAGAGCACTTCAAGAATCGCCTTTGGTTGGCTGGGCAAACAACCAATCCCCGCCGCCTGTTCTTCAGCGAGTTCTTCGAGCCAGAAGCCTGGCCGGCCACCTTCTTCGTTGACATCCCCATGACCCCCGGTGATGAAATCACCGGTCTGAAGGTCTTGGGCGACGTGCTTATAGTCTATGGCCATAACACACCCTTCTTGGTCATTGGCGAAACGCCATTTGACTTCACAGTCAAGCGGTCCTTCGCCCAGACAGGAACCGAGAGTGACAGAACTATACAGGTCGTGGAGAACGCCCACCTCTATCTATCCCGATTCGGAGTATACGCCTTCGATGGGGCTGTTAGCCGCTTGATCTCGGACGACATAGATCCACTGATCAGGGAAATCGGCACAGCCTATCTCGACGACGCGGCTGCCGGTTATCACGATAAACGTAAGGTTTATCGCCTAGCTGTTGTCAACACAACGGTGGATGCGGGAGCCACTACATCCAACAGAGAGTACTGCTACGACCTACGGAATAATGCCTGGTTCCTAACTGATCGCACCATAGAGTACTACCATCATCTCGAGGGGCCAGGGGACAAAGGCGAGCTGTTCAGCGCCAGCCCCACCGCAGGCTTTTTATATCAGGAAGATAGCGGCAATAGTGCCGATGGCGCCACCATGTTGTGCAAGTGGGCCTCTAAGGCGTACATACTAGGTACCATAGACTTCACCAAGTATCTGCGGCACATTCTATTTTGGGCTTCCCCGAATGAGGATGTCATCGCTCTGGCTGTCGAGCTGGATGATTCCACATCCCAATCCTTCACCATTCCGTCTAGTTCAGTCCTACCCACCTACGGCACCGGAATCTACGGCACCTCGGTATACGGAGGCCCTGGTATCGTACGAGTGGCCAACTCGTTTGCCTATCGCATGTTTGGACGGTATCTGGAGGTAGCCATCGAAAGCAACGCCCTCAAGCCCATTAAGATCTACAGTATTGAGATCTCGTATAGAGTCCAGCCGAACCTGAGGATTCGCTAATGGCGTCCTACCCAACCTCTATAAAGTCTTTCATAACTAGGAATACAGGCGATGTCATCCAGGCCAGCCACGCCAACGACCTGCAGGACGAAGTCAATGCCATAGAAACTGGCCTGATAAACGGCCTGGAGCACAATCTGATCCCGGAGTCCACACCGGACAACCGTGATATCGGCAGTTCCACCAAGAAGTGGCGTGACTTCTGGGCCACCCGAACCATCGAGATCGCCCAGGGCGCCATCACAGCTGATACCAAGTTCCTGAACTTCTCGTCTACCTGGAATGCTGGCGCTGTTACATTCATTGGCGCTCTGATCGATATAACGGATACCGCCTCAGCGGCCGCCTCGAAGTTTGTCGAGTACCGCATCGGAGGTGCTCACCGGGCTTCCTTCGAGAAGTCCGGTGCTTTGCGTCTTGGGGCTACCCCGGCCTCAGCCGGGATCATACGTATACCCAATGCCCAAAACATAGCAGCACGGAATGCTGCCGACGCGGCTGACATAATCATAGCCGCCGTCAACGCATCGGACCAGGTAGTCCTCGGCTCGAGCGCCCATATAGTCCCAGGCGGTACGGCAGATACATTCGTCCTGCTAACAGCTACCCAGACTCTTACCAACAAGACCATTGGCACTGCCACAATTACAGGCGCCCAAAGTTACAGCCCGGACAATAGCATTGACATCGGTACCAGTGCCCTTCGTGTGCGTAGTGTCTATGTTGGTACCGGTATCAGGATTGGCACCAGCCCGGCCTCGGACGGTACCATTCGCCTGGCCAACGCCTCGACAATCAAGGTTCGCAATGCGGCCGATGTTTCCGACATCACGGCTGTAGATGTCAACACCACGAACCAGCTGATTCTTGGTGCGGGTTCCGCCTCCATACGGCTCCGCGCCGCCTCGGCTCCGGCCTCCGGCTTTGATGTGGGCGTCACCAATCTGGATATGCAGTCCAATGCCAGACTGGCTAGCTTTCTAGATATTATTGGCATAGCCGCACCGGCAGTCTCGGCTGTCGACGCCGGGCGCATCTATTATGACAGCACGGCCGACAAGGTCAAGATCTCCCTGAATGCGGGGGCCTTCAATGACCTCATAACAGGCATGGACCTGCGTTTCTTCGTGCAGGGTAACGCCCAGGTCGCCAACAAGTTGGCCCAGGCCCTGATTGGGGCAGCCCTTACCTTTACCACCATCCGACTATACGCTGACACGGCTCCAGCCGGCGCCGACTTGATAGTCCGCATCAACAAGAACGGTGTCTCCCAAGGCACATTCAGCATTACAGCCGGCAGCAACTCCGCTTCCTCGTCCATCTCAATAGCAGTAGTGGCCGGAGACCGAATCTCACTTGACATAACCCAGGTCGGATCCACCACACCAGGAGGAAACGACTTGATGGTCACCTTGCACAACTAAGACATGGCCGTCACTGCCACCGCAATCGTAGCCACGGGGAGTGGTACGGACGCTACCTCGTTCACGACGGCAACATTCGTCGGGCGGAATTGGTCTGTCTTGTTCATTGCAGTCCTAAGCCGTGTAGCCTCTGGCGTACCCAATATCCCTACCCTATCGGGAGGACCGATAGAAAGTGGTGGGGGCTGGCAACCGATCTCACCGGGTGAGGCCTTCCAGGGCACTATGAAGTTGACCGTCTTGCGAGCCTGGTCGGGATCCCGTCCCGCGCCAGGGGCAGTTACCATCGACTTCAGTGCACAGACCCAGATACAGGCCTCCTGGATTGTAGTAGAACTACGGGGCCTGCGCTTCACCGGGCTTGCGGCATCCGATGCCGTGGTACAAGCCGTAGTCAACCAAGCAGCGTCCGTCACCTCCCTGACTGTCACACTTGCAGCCTTCGAAAATGCCAACAACGCCACCCTAGGATTCTTCGGTCAGAACAACTCCCAGATCTTCACTGAAGGGGTCGGCTTCACTGAACTGGCCGATTTCGCTACCGAGGCGGCCATGCGTCACATGGCTGAGTTCAATGCAGCCAATGACACAACAGTCGATGCGTCAGTCGTGGCAGCGGCCGACATAGTAGGCGTAGCCATTGAGATCCGGGAAGCCCCATGGCGCGACGGTCTCGATGCCGACATAACCATCTCGGCCAACGAAACACGTAGGGGCCTGGACTATAACGTCCGCAAGTTCAAGGTTAACTCGGGTATAACAATCACTGTTGATAGCCAGGTTAACGGGAAGTTCCTGGCCATCGATGCCGTCGAGATCGAGATAGTTGGGATCATAGATGGCAATTACCAGGGTCTGGCCGGTGGCGCTGGTGGCGCTGGTGGCGCCGGTGGCACTAAAGACGCCGGATTGCCCGGTACAGCCAATAATGGGGCTGTTGGAGTAGTTGGAAATGCTGGTACGGGGGGCCCAGGCGGAACCGGCGGCAGTGGTGGCGCAGGCGGATCCCCGGGTGGAACAGGCAGCACGGGTTCTGGGAGCGGTACTTCAACCGGGGGTGCGGGTAGTGTAGGCGGAACTGGCGGCGGTGGTGGTTATAACAACCCGGCTGTTAACAACGATACTACGGATGATGACCACCTACGAACCGGGGGTGGTGGCGGAGGTGCCGGCGGAGGTTCTGGAGCTGGTGCTGCATCCCATACCCATGACCACGGTGACAAGGAAACAGGGAACGTCGAATATTGTGGAAGTCCTGGTGGTGGTGGTGGGGGTGGAGAAGGCGGTGGCCACGGCGGCGCACCCGTTTTCCTGTGTGCCATAAACTTCAAAATGACCGGTACTGTCAATATCAAAGGCGCCCTCGGCGGTAGTGCCGGTGGTTCTGGGGGTGTTGGTGGAACCGCAGGTTGCACAGCTGATGTCTCAGACCCATCCAGGACTGGTGGCACAGGGGGTAGTGGTGGGGCGGCAGGCTCCGCTAATGGCGATGGGGGTAGTGGCGGTGATGGTGGTACATCCATTCACACTGACGGCGGCCTAGGAGGAAACGGAGGCCAGGGTGGAGCAGGATGCGGGGGTGGAATGCTCCTACGAATGCGAAGCCGCAACCGGGTCATCTCCGGTACATTCGATGCTTCGGGCGGTCCCGGAGGCTCCGTTAAGAAACGGGGCCCGGCCCCATCCGAATGGGATGGTACTTACACTGGTAGTATCAAGAATCTAGAGAAAAACGCCGCTTTTGTGGTTGCCTAATGATTCATATCTCCTTGCAAACATACGGTAGGGCCAAGGTTTTGCATGATGGGGTTCCAATACGGGAAACGGTACTTTACACCGTTTCGGATGGGGGCCTGGTAAACCACACAGCGGACGCCTTCCTGGCATCCATGTTCGCGCCCAGTCTCATCAGCGGGCAGAACATTGAGGTGCAGGAGCTAATATCCGCCGGTCTCCTAAAGAACCTGTATCGACTGCAGGACGAGGTATATCCCCATATCTATCCACACCTAAAGACCGGACACATTGAGATCGAAGCCATACCTATCACACCTATCGAATCCCTAGGTTACACCGGGGTCATGTTCAGTGCAGGGTTGGATTCCTGGCATGCCCTATTAGAGAACTTGGATCGAGTGGATGCCATCATCAATAGTCCTAGCCTGAGCCAACGGGAGACCGGCTCTCCAGGGATCATACGCGACATTGGGCATGCACTGGGTCGTCCTGTCATAAGTATCTCCCACAACTGGGATGATCGACATAACATGAACATCGTACCGCACAAGTTCATACATATAGGGACCATGATAAGTACGGCCCATCACCTATCCCCCAGATTCGATCGAATCATCTATAGCATCACCAGTCCGTTCTCTGACGAAGAGTTTGCCTTATGGGGGCATGAAAAGCTGCAGATAGAACAGTATGGGCGCCACATCAGCCGCCTAAAGAAGGCTGAATGGCTGACAAAGCATGAACAATGGACCCTAGTCGCCGGAACCCTGCGCCATTGTGGGCAGACAGATGTGGGTTCACTAGCCAACTGCTCCCACTGTGAAAAGTGCGTACGTAGCATGATGCTATTCAAGGCTTTGGGTGTCCTAGACAAAATGCCAGTGTATGAGAAGGTCACCGAGGCAGAACTGCTAGATGACATGATGGGCTTTGGGAAGCTAGCCTGCACCTTCCAGTACACGCGTGGGCCAGCCCCATTAAGCCGCCGTGCCCTCGATCTGAGACAAGACTGGCTGGATATCGCCGAGGCGCTGGGCCCCAACACCTCTCTAGGGAAGGCCGCTTATGCCCTTGCCAATCAATAAGGAACAAGAAGTAGTTGACTTCTTCGACAGTGCTGCCTGCCTCATAGACCTGAAGGGCCCTGCCCGGGCCATGAGCTGGAAGAGCCGAGAACAGCAGCTAGAAATGTTTGGCTATCTGGCCCAGTTGTTTCCACAGGAGGGCCTAGTCTCAGTCAATGATCTGGGTTGCGGGTTTGGTGAGTTCGCCGGGTTCATAGCCGGCCGCCTAGACTATTACAATGGCTATGATATCGCTCCGCGTCTAATCGAGGTGGCTAAAAAACGGTGGCAGGCACCCAATGTCAGGTTCTTTGTGGCTAATCATTGTCTATACCCGGCCGACTACACCACTGCCGCCGCCATCTTCAGTGCTATGCCAAAATCCTCTTCCTATGAGGAATGGGAGGAGCACATTCGGGATGTACTGAAGGACATGGATGAGACGTCTCGGCGCGGGTTCGGATTCAACGTACAATCCCACGCCCATCCCAATCCATATCCCCACCAATACTACGGGAACCCTGTCCTCCTCGAAGCCTGGGCTAGACCGTACGGTAGGGTGGAAATTGTCAAAGATGCTATGCCACGATGGATCACCGTGCTTGTGAGGAAAGACTAATGCCCACTAATATAGAAGCTCTAGCCATCTATTTAGCCGTCGGCGTCCTCGGACTCTTGACCTGGATTATCAAGCGTATTTTTTCCGACCAGAAGCTCTTGTATAAGGGATTGGTTAACCATATGAAAGAAGACCAAGGGACCCTGAACCAGATCTCCGCGCACATGGCTTCGAGTAACGAGATCCTACGGGCTCTCCGGGACCGTCTCTTTGACTCGGCCCTGCGTAAGCCCGAGGAGTAAGCTCATCGGAAACGAACTCTATGAAGTCATAGTCAAAGACCCCGCCCTAAAGGAAGTCTTCCGAGAGCTGGGTAGGCGTCAGAGCGTCGGTGCGGTCCGAGCGGACACCAAAGCTGGTAACTTTGACGCCAAGCACCTAGAGATCACCTTCGCCACCGCAAATGTGGAGAAGAAGATCGCCCACGGTCTATCCCGCAAGCCAGTAGGCATGCTCCAGGTCAGCGACTTGTTGGTGGGCAATCCCATCGGTCTCCGGATCGAGCCAACAAAGGACCCAACCATCCTCTACATCTACCTGAAGTGCGATGAGGCACGAACGGTGCAGCTGCTAATCTGGTAATGGTCACCGATCCTCGCTTCCAGTCAAGTATTGGAGATCCTATACTAATGCCAACACCTGAAGACTACCTAAAGATGAAGCGTAAAGAGCTGCTTGCGGGCCGCATGAAACCCGCTCAGCAGGACAGCTTCTATAGGCCGTACGAACGAGCACAACAGCAACCATCGCCTCGAGTCCAGGAACGGGCTATGATGCCAAAAATCCGCCCGGATCAGGCATACGCCGCATATCAACGTCCACAACAGCAACTGCAGCGGCGCCCACTGGATATCCCAGAGCAGCCTCGTGGAGCTATATTCCCATCACAAGCTAACATAGCTCGAATGCAATCAGAAGTACAAGCCTATGCCGCCGGACAAGATCCTGAGGAGGAGCGTCTAAAGCGCCTCTTACAGATAACTCGATATGGAAGCTACGCTTAAGGGAGCACAAATGAAATTCCAACCACTTGCCTCTCTAGCCGCTCTACTGCCACTTATCGGTCTCGGCCTGCAGATCTATGGCACTCTCAAGGCTGGCCAAGCAGCTGGCACACAGGCAGCCGCCGCCGAGAGATCCAGTGCCATGCAGGAAGAAACCCTGAAGGAATACCTGAAGGACTACAAGGAAATGAGACCATACCGACAATACTTGGGTACGGCTCTCTCCGGACGTGCCGGCAAGCCCAGCCGATTTACACGGGCGTGGGGTGGTGGCGGTGATTTCTACGGTCAGCCGGATTTCCCTTCCTTCGAGGAGTGGAAGACCACGCAAGGATCCCCAGAAGCCCCGCCAACACAGGATCCCAGTCTACCTGGATTGCCCGGTCCGGTTCGCGATATAGACCGGCTACCAGATTTCGTACGTTCCAGACTTCCTAATTACTTAAATAAGATAACGGGGTAAACCAATGCCACTCGATCCAACTGGTGTTCTAAACGACCAAGAATTCCGAGACGCTGTTGATGCCGCCCGGGGACGCATCGACCGGATGTCCGAGAACATTGCAGCGGGCCGCGACGTGTACTCGAGTGTCGGCGGAACATCTGCCCAAGAGATCCTTGGCCAAAGGGCATACGACCGTACAGTAGGGCCGGCGCCTGCAGGTGGGGTTACATCTGCGAATGGCCCCGGTGCTCGGGCGCCTATGGGAGGTCCTGCCACACCATCTGGGCCTCAATACGGCCCACGACAGGGCTGGAGTGCTTGGGATTACAACAAGAACATGTTTGGCGAACTCCTGAAGGGTAACTTCCGTGGCCTCGTAGATATATGGAAAGAGGGCGTAGGCCGTTATCCGGGACCACGAGCAGAACAGAGGGACCCTAACGAGCAACAGGGTAGAGATATATTAGACAGAGCCGGCCTCGGCTTCCAACAGCCCCTTCCACCGGGTCAGACGAAGCCAGGGCAGCCTGGTGTACCAGGACAGCCGGGATTGCCCGGTGTTCCAGGTGAACCGGTACTGCCGCCCTTCCCAGGACCATCTGACCCACAAGTGGCAGACTTTATGGATCCACGGTACGAATGGATATATGATCCTCGTCTGGGTGTCACAACTAGAAAGCCTCGCGCTACACCACCAAAACCGTGGTGGTGGCGCTATCTCATGGGGAAACAGTAATGGCAGCGAACCGGGACTACGAAGAGTATAACCAGCAGACACTGTCAAACCTACCGCCGCATCTACGTAGGCTTCCTTTTGGGCAGGCGGTACCACAGCCTGCCCCACAACCACAGCCTGCCCCACAACCAGGTTCCGTCGTGCCACCACCGCGCCTGCCCCAGATCATAACAGCACCAGGTCCCGTCGCAACAGCGCCGGGGGGCGCAGTTTCATATCCTATTCCACAACCTGTCCCGCCCTCAGCCGGGCCAGACGAATGGGCGAGAAGGCTACACGTAACCGGCCAGCCTGTGTTCCCACAACCGCCCGGCTCGGTACCGAGGGGGGCCATTCGCAACCCCGACGGGTCATATAGCTGGTCAGATAGCTCAAGGGGGAACCCACAGCCTGGGTACTTCTATACACAAGCCCTAATCCCATGGTCCGCAGAGGATTATGCACAGTACGGTATAACTGCACCAGGCGGCCCAGCCGGGCAACCACAGCCCTACTTACCGCCGGGCGGACCCGTGCCACCTGTTGGGCCGCCACGGCTTCCGCGCATCATCGATGATACCCAGCCCAGCCAGCCCCCGTACCTATCTGATATCGCATCCCTCCGTTCCATGCCAGAAGGGCTGGTAGACGCCTACCAACGATATATTGGTCAGGTACAACAGGATCCGCGCTTCGCCGGTATGACACAGGCCGAGATCGAACGACTCAATGTAGATCCATCGTCCTGGGGCCGGTTCCAGGGGGATGTTGATTACCTCCGCGCCACTCCAGGCGAGGGTGAGTTCGAGCAGGCATTCCTAACCACAGCCGCCCAAAATATCGACCGGCGCTATGAGGCCATGAAACAGAACGTTATCCGTGACGCGTCCCGCCGTGGCATTGAGCCGTCGTCCGGTGTCATTCAGTCAGAGCTACGTAAGATCGAAGAAACCAAGTTCAGAGAGAAGTCTGACGCCGACCGCCAACTAGCCATGTGGAGAATGGGCGAGTCTCGCTCTCGACGCGGTGAAGCACGGGGCGTCGCACAACAGCTCGAGGACCTACGCACTGGCCGTCGTGGTCGAGCAATCGGTCTATCCGAAGCCATGGAGAATGCCATACTTGGGCGCCGAGGCATGGAGACTGGTATCTTCCGAGAGATGGACGCCCTAGAGCAACAGCGACGGGGAGCTGCCCGTGGCATTGAAGGACAACTGGAAGCTATGGAACGCCAGCGTCTGATGGATCTTCTGGGTTACCTACAAGGCGCTCAGCCATCCGGCCAGCCGGCCAGCCTAGCCACCCAGGCCAACATCTACGCCCAACAGGGCGCAGGTGCAGCCGGTGGGGCTTTCGGTGGAGCCCTGGGTGACACTGCCCAATCTCTACTGTATTACGCTATGATGCGCAACCCGGAGGCCTTCCCGGGTATGTTTCCACCCCCAGCACCAACAAGATAACCAATGGCTGACGCATACGGAGCTCAGTTCGGCAGTGCCCTAGCCCGAGGCGGGCGTGGCATGTTTGAAATTATGTTTCAGATCATGCAGGCCAATCGGGCGTTACAGGCCAAGCAAGCCATAGCTAAGCAAACAGCACAGGCCGAGGAGCTGCAGAAGATCCTCTCGGCTCTACCTCACCTCAAGGACATGCAGGACTTCCCGGAGGTCATCGCTGGGCTCACTCTACGCATGAAGGATCTGGGCATCAACATTGGGGACGTAGATGTAACACAGATCCGCAGGAGGGCCGAACTCGGCCAGGTCCGCCGCGATCACTTAAAGATGATGGAATTGGTCAAGGGCTCCCCGGACCCCATGATACGCCGGCAGGCCCTGCAGTGGATCTCCAACGCAGAGAAAAATTATCCTGAATTGAACATCAAGACTGACCGAGGAATTGTTCAGGGTCAGGATCCATTAGACTTGGCCCTAGCCTCTGAACCGGTCACTTACGAAGAGGCTTGGCGGCGCAAATACGAAGTACAGGCTAAGCAGCTCATTGACGCTATGGTTGCCAAGGGCATGGATGCTGATGAGGCACAAGCGTTCGTCAACCGCCACATGTCCGTCCTACAACCCTGGATCGGACCCAAAATGCAATCTCGGGACATCGAAGAACGGCAGTTGAGTGTAGCCCAAGCCGCAAAGGCACAAGCCGAGGCCGAAGGTGTTGGCACATTAGAACCCGGCTTCCGAAACGCCCTGAACAACTTCATCAAAATCGGCGGGGACATTCAGAGCTTTGGAGGGGCAGTACAAGCCTACCGAACACAGATAACCCACATCAATGAGTTCATCAGATCCAAAGAAAAGGAAAGCCTAGTTCAGACTTGGAGGATGTCCAAAGATCCAGTCCTGAGGGCACTGGCAGAAAACCTTCCAAGGATCAACCCAAAGGACCTCCCGACCCGGGTGTCGGAAATGACCACAGAGCTGTTCACTGCGCAGGAAAAGCTCCGTGGGGCCAGGGCCCGACATGCAGACTTGCTGAAGACCTACCCGGAGCTACAGCGCTATTCCAACATACAGCCTGAGGTCCCAGCAGCTCCCACACCCAAGTTCGCACCCCCAGTCGAAGACACCGGTGGCGGAGTACAAACCCCGGGAGGGGTTCGCCCGCCAGCAACCGGTCGACAACGGCCTCGCATCTCGGACCCACTTGCGCCAACGATTGACCAGCGCAACAAGCCACAGGGTGGCAAGGCCCCGTCCACACCCCAAGCACCAGGGGCCCAGCCTGTAACGGCCAGACCACCAGGCGTACCTCGGCAGCCTCAACAGCCTGCACAACGCTATGCTTATATGAAGACCCCACAGGGATCACAGCGTATACCGGTGAAGCCAGTGGCACCAGCGAAGCCATTAGACCTTAGTGGGATCAAGAAGGTCTACGAGTCCATAGTTGGCACACCAGGATCTCGAGCGAAGATCGTAAAGGGGCACAAGCAGGCACGGCCAGGCTACTTCTACGATCCCCAGACCGACAAGTACTACAAGAGGTAACTCATGCCCAAGCCCGTCGGCGCGCAGGAACAACGCGCCATACAACTGGTCAATGACATCTATCAGGGCCGCCTAGACTACTCCAAGCTCGGCAAGGACGAGCAGGTCCTAGTCTACAGTTGGCTGGTTCATAACATTAAGGACCCGGACCAGCGAACCGAACTAGACCTGCCATCTGTTGAGGATTGGGAGAAGCGATTAGGCCGCGTTGCCCGTCGTGACCAGCGTGCAGAGCGGGGTGGGCCCGCAGATTCATTGGCCGCACTTGCCAGTCAGCAGGGCGGTCTCCTACAACCATTCCTACGAGGTGGAGCTAAGGGACTGACCTTCGGCCGCTGGAAGCCGGGAGATGAGCCCACAACTCAAGCCGGACGCACAGCAGAATTCGCTGGCGAACTGGCTAGTGCCATTGTACCAATTGGTATAGCCGGCAAGGTGGGCCTGGGCGCCCGCCTACTTCGTCTCATCCGTGCTGGAAGAGGTGGCCGGGCCATGGCTCCAGCCCTAGAGTTTGGTCTACGAGAGGCAGGCACTGGTGCCCTCTACGGAGCCGGTCGGGCCGCAGCTGAAGCCGGAGAGGAACAGGGTCAGCTTATAGGCATGCCCTCTCTAGGCCGAGCCGCCAAGACCATAGGCACCGAGGCAGCTATGTTCGCCCCATTTGGTATTGTGGCTGGACGAGCAGCCGTTGGTAAGACCGTCAACCAGATCCTGAACGAGCTGCGTACCGGCCAAGCCGTCAACGTAGGCGGCAAGCAGGTGCTATCAAGTCTCCGATCTCTGTCTGAAGGTGTCGCCGGCCCGGGCTACCCACATGCCCTACGGGACCCAGCCACGGCCACCAAGGTGCTGGAGATGCTGGAGACAGCTAAGCGAGTCCCACGCACCATCCGTCTCACCCCGACAGTTTGGTCTCGCGATTTGCCCCAGGAACTAGCAGGTGGCAAGCTGGGTGACTTGATACGTGCGTCTCGAGAGGCCACCCCGGAGGCCATCGCAGCAGCCCACGCAGCCGCAGAAGGCGTAGCCCCAGCGGTCCAAGCAGCCACCCAGGCAGCTGTGGCCCAGATTGCCCAAGCCGGTGGTGGCAAGAGGCCGAGCAAGGCCCATCTTCAAGAGCTATCCCAGAAGTACTTCGGGCGTCCCGCTCAGATAGAAGGCAAACCCTCTAAGGGTCTGAGGGCCATCCAAGAAACAGCAGAGCGCATCCCGGCTGAAAGACGCCAGGCCGCACAGCAGGCCCGTATCACTCGACACCTAGAGCGATCCAAGGCACAAACAGCTGTGCCAAAGGCCGCCCCAGAGGCCCCGGCTAAAGCAACTGCCGCACAGATCTCTGACGTAGAGCTGAAGAAGTTGGTCGATCAGGTAATGGCTTCCCTGGGCGTCAAACCCCCTCAGGCTCCCAAGGCTGGCCGGAAGGCCCCTACAGCCCCGGCAGCAGCCCCAGAAGCTCCTGTAGCAGCTCCAGAGGCCCCACGGGCCCCGGCTCCACAGGCTCCGTCCATAGCCCCGCCTGAGCGCCCACCAGCTGTCCCACGTCGCGCCAGGGAAATCATAGGTCAGCTCACCAGTCTTGGTGGGGTCAAGTACGATGTCGTAGGTATAGGACCGAACCGATACAGCATCCTGTATAAGGGCAAGCCAGCCAGCATCGCTAAAGCTAAGGTCAAAGAGTTTAGGCCCAAAGCAGGTGCGGCTACAGCTCCAGCCACCCAACCAGGCAGCACAGCCCCGGCTGAGTTCCCGATCCCCGAGGGCTTTAAGAAGCTGATGAAAGCCGAACAGGAACAGCTAGGCGCCGTCCGTGCTGCCTACCCAGTCGCCAATATCATTGGCAACCGTATACAGGTCATGGGTGGCCCAAGTGCATCGGAACTGAAGTCTAAGTTCCCAGGCATGGACTGGCAAGAAATCGAGGGCGGGGCACAGGGAATCCTGCGCCGCAAGTACACTGGTGGGGCCGAGAAGGTCCGTAAGCAACACGCCAAGTCCGTTGTGGCCGAGAATCTACGAGACCGAAGCGCCGAAACACGAGAGGGGCGCATTTGGCTCGCCGGCGACCTGGTAAAAATCCTGAATATACGCACCAAGCAGCCGCAGGCTGATGAGTATCAGATCCTGGGCTTCTTCTATCCTCCGTCTAAGGGTGTTCAACGTGCGCTGAAAGCACGTCATGGAAGCGCGGAATTTGCCCGCGTAAAGAACATCCGAACCGGCCAAATCAAGGGTGAACCTATCTACACGTTGCAACACCAGGGAGGTGGTGTTGCATCTAAGCCGCACAAACCGGCTACGCCGCCCCCGACACCCCCACCTACAGTAGGCGACATCTAATCGATGCCTAGCTTCAAGATCCCATCCAGCCAGCTCGCAAAGTTGGCCCAAATCCGCCCACGTCTCCTTAAGATACGGGAAGTACCGGAGATCCTCCAAAAATATGTAGGGGATCTTTGGGCCCGTTGGAAGGAACCAGACACTTGGATCGGCGTACCCACACACCAAGACCGGCGTGTGGGTACTGGTGTTTATAAGCAGGCCATCGAGAGGGCGCCATCCTTGCACGAGCGATACACTAAGCCAGGCGCCCCAGAAATAGCCTTTGCTAACGAGGAACGCATCGTACTCTTCCCAACCGTGCCCGTCGGAAAGGAAGTAGCCGATCCGGATCTCATGAAGAAGGGATTGCTGGCCATTCGTGATCGCATGGACGCCGGTAGCATCAAGAGAATTGTGCTGCCCCGCATCGGCACCGGTCAAGGTGGACTGAAGTGGCCAGTCTCCAAGCGCGTTGTCGAGGAGGTACTGGGCGGACGTGACGTTGCCATTGTCCACCCCGATAAGGAGACAGCTACCAGACTCGTTGCCCGTGAGGTTGAGGCGGCCGCCATCCCAGCCATTGCTGCCGAGAAAGAGCCAGTGACCATGGCTCTTGAGAAGGCAGTTGCCACGGTACAGGAACGCGTGGCTCCGCCCAAGAAGGTATCGCCCCCACCCATGGCCGATTCCGAGCTGAAGGAGCAGTTTGCACGTCTATCAACCGAAATCGAGGCCGCCCAAGCCAGACAGCAGGCTACCGCATCTGTAGGCGGCGGTACAGAAGCCTACAACACCGCTGTGGCTGCCATCAACGCCAAGATCCAGAAGGCTGTCGGCCTACGCACATGGGCCGAGCGGGCCCTTAAGGCCGGCCAATATACCAGCGTTAAGCAGCCAGGCGTGCTGACCAAGGTGGACGCGGACGAGCGTGCCAAGCTACAGGCTTACATCAAGAAGCAGCAGCGCATCCTGGGCAGTCTGTCCGAGCAGAAGAACAAGCTCGAGCTGGAGCAGGGCCCGGCAGCCATCTCTCCCAAGATCGAGTTCGACTGGATCAGTCCGGAGCGTGGCCAATCATACATCAAGATCGTGGACACATCTGGCCAATTTAACAAGAGCAAGCTGCGGTCGGAGTTTGGTCGCATCAGATGGGACTTTGGCTCCCGTCGCACCAAGACAGGTCTCGTACGTGAGAAGACCTTCACGCCAGGTGAGGTACGTGGCTACTTCCCACTACAGGTGACCCTGCCAGCTATCCGCGTTTCCGTTCCTGAGCAATTCCAATTAGTCTCTCCTGACAAGACTATTGGGGATGCCGAGGTCGCCAAGCTACTGACACACACGGGCGATGTAGGCCGAGACATTTTCTCCCGACTACGCGGATTGGATCCTAACGCACCAGCGGCTCGCTTGGCAAACGAGACCAACTACTTCTACAACCTGCTAGGTGGCATCGGGCTCGATGACTACCGTATGGCCGAGGAGGCCGGCATCAACGGCATTGCCGCCCAGCTCACCAAGGAACTGCGTGGGCGAATGAAGTTCGAGGACATGGCCCATTTGTGGCAGAATACCCGTTACCCGGATTACATTCGTTTCCTAGAAGTCCTACGGCGCAAGCGCATCCCGCTAACCGGGATCGAAGGAGTAGGTATTCGACGCATTGATGATCTATTGGGCCGCGCCGGCTTCCTGCGTCAATCCGCATCCCCAGAGGGCCCATTCGTGTTGAGGGCCGGCCAGCAACGCGAAATCCGCAAGATGGTGTTCGAGCAGTATAACAAACCACAAGCCGAAGCATTCTTAGCCACCCTGGACGACATTTCCGAGCGGGCCGCCGCCAACCCCGAGATCATAGGGGAGGAGCTTAGCAATGCCCTGGCCAAGCTGCTCGAGCGAACACCAGAGGCTGCTGCCGGCATGAAGAGCCAGATAGTAGATCTGGTGTACTACAAGGAAGGGGCTAAGACATTACTGGAAATTGATAGACTCTACCGTACAGTAGCCAACCGAGTTGTGGAGAAGATCATCCAGCAGGGTGGCCGATTGCCAGTACGGGTCACTGTGCCCTATTACTCCCCACAACGTGGCCTGTCTTCCTTCTACATCAATCTGTCTGGCCTGCCTGGTCCAAAAGGCCCACTCACCCGCGAACGACTTCATAACTCTATTCTAGGCTTTATACGCAACGCAGAGAATCGCTTCGACGATCCACCCCGTGGAGAGGTATGGGACATCGCCCGTCGTCAGCCCAACTACATCCTCAACCAACGCATGGGGGCCGGTCTCGAAAAGCGTCTATTCCCGGAGGGTTATAGAACTGCACGACCATCCCTGATTGGCGAGGGGGAGGTTGTCTATGATAACCGGTCTGCCCTGGAGGCTCTGCGTCCTGATCGCGAAGCCATGATCCAGGCTGTACAGCGACATGCCATAGATAATCTACACACCTACCCACACAAGAAAGAAGTCGCTCTCCTCAAGGACCCGGCTAAGGCCCGCGTTCGAGAGACAGAAGTGGCCGCCGAAGCGCGACAGATGCTAGAGGAAATCTTCGCAGCTGCTGAGAAGGGGCTGGCCTACTTCTACCCAGGCGGTGCTGGAGTAACCGGCTACCGCCGACGAGCACTAGGTATCCTGGCACAGCGAGCCGGTACCGAATATGGCGGTGACCCCATTGACCTGCTACACCAAATCCGTCGGGTAGCCCAGGACACCAGACTGATCATTGGGGAGCCCCGTCGCATCGGCCGAACCGTGGTTGGTACCGTAGAGAGGATGGAACAACTACGGACCCTCTCACCCACAGAATTCGAGGCGCAGGCCAAGACCCTACTTGGTGCCCCATTCCAGGCTGAAAAGGGAGCCTTCGTCCGCGAGCGGGTTCTGAAGGAATTCAACAAGCAACTCACCCAGGCCCGAGCGGAGGGCAACCAAGCACTCGTGGCACAGCTAGAAGCCGCCCTGACCGAGGCTGTGGAAATGAAGGCTGCCGACTTCGAGAAGCGCAGCCTGCAGGAAATCTTCCCATCCCTAGCCGCCAGATTAGAGAAGATTGGTCCCTTACTGGAATACACAGCTCCAGAAATCAAAATTGACGTTATAGCTAAGGCTCTGGCAGATGCCCAGAGGCGCCTATCTCAAGTTCGTGCAGCCATCAAGAAAACTCCAGATAAGGGACGTCTGCAAATGATGGAGGAGGAGATTAATGCCTCCATTGCATTCTTGAAGCAGGCCATGTCCCAGACTACACCGACCAGAAATCCTGTGGTCGTCATGCTAGAACGCGAAAGCGAGAGGGCACGAGCCGCCATTGACTTCGTCTTCTCCCCAATCGAGCCCACTGAGGCCGGTCTGGCCAAGCACATACAGGGCCTGTTCAAGCACATACAGGGCCTGTTCAACCGCTGGTATACCGTGCCTGGCCAGGAAGCACACCTCCGGGCTGTCGGGGGTAGCCTGACTAGTCCTGCACTACGGGAAGCGGCGGCCTCCCCACAGGTGGAACGCCTGATCGCAGGGTCCGCCCAATACTTCGAGCGCGGGCTGACCAACTTCATTGAGCGCGAGAAGGCCAACGTTGCCAAATTTGGCGACGACCGGCGCGACTGGTTACTCCACCGAATGGACCAGCTTATGGGCGCTATGTCGTCGGTTCGATCCGAACTAGACAACAAAACTGCCCTACGAATGATGGACCATGCTGTTCGTGTCCTTGAGAAAGAGGCCTCCCTACTCCGCCGGGGCGTCTACGAGACAATAGCCGATAAGGGAGTCGGAGAGACCGCCAAGCTCACAGGTGAGGCTGTGGAAATAGCCGAGGCTCTGAAGGATCCGATCTTCGGCCCAGTCCGCGATCCCGAGCGTTCCCAGTTCTTCGATGAGTTGGCGCAGCGGATACGGGATATACTCAAAAACCAGGGCGGTTTCATACGCTTCAGCGGCCCCGATGATCCTGCCGCCGAATTGGTGGAGAAGTCTATCGGACGCCCACGGATCAGTTTGGCTGATGCGATCAGCGATGTTACAGCCTGGTGGACTCGTCTACCCGAACATTGGTCCCGTGTTGGTCCGGCCGAAACCACAACCGGCCAGCTTCCCAAGCCGATTACCCTGACAACAGGGAATATCATCCAATTCGCTAAGGACTTATTACCTGCTTTGTTGGACCGTGGAGTTGTCTTCACCAACGAGAAGATGCGGCACTCCATCGATTTCCGCGAGCAGGTGAACCGACTCATCGGCCATCTACCGGATGCCCAGCAGCAACAGATCGTGGCTGCCTCCGAGGGACGTCTAGCCATTCCTACGCTGCCGCCGACCCTACAGATAGTAGCTAACGATATACGTCGGCTATTGGATTGGGCAGCGGAATATAACGGCACCAAGGCCACCCAGAACTCAGTCATTTCCCGTGACTTCTTCGGACGTACCGAAAAGTATCTAGTCAAGCGTTATCTATCCAATGGCATGGTAGAGCTGGAAGGTATGATCCCGGTTCCGGGCAAGACCAATTGGGTCAGCAATCAGACCTTCCATCAGCCATTCAACAAGGTCAATCCCAACTATCGTCCGGACTATTTCCCACACAACTTCCGTGGGGAGTGGGCAGCTTATAACCACAGACTAGCCACCGCACAGGACCGAACCTCTATGGAGTTCTTCGACACCTTCCAGGAGGCCCTGCAGCATATCATGAATAATGCCAACTGGGGCCCCGTGTCCCTACGGGAGATCTACAGAACCCAAGGACCGGCGGCCGTCCAAAAGATCCTAGCAGATGATGGTATCACCATCTTCCCACGTACCAACCTGCCGGGCGAGATACAACACTGGCTATCGGCCAAGGCCCTGGGTCACCTATCCAAGGCATTATCCAAGGAAGTCACAGCCGCTGCCCAGTCACACTACGCGGCCTGGGGTTTCACTGCCGGCCCTGGGCTCCGCCTATCCTCAGCTACAGTATGGAAGGCTCTACTAGAGTCCGGGGAACTGGGCATTGCACCCAAGAAAAGATTCATCGGTCCATTGCAGCCCCGCAAGCTGTTCCTGAGCAGCTACGTCAAGAATCCGGTAGACGCTCTGAATACCTACATTCGTGCCCTCACAGTTGGTATCGAAGGGAACTCCTTCCGCAAGGATGCCAATCTCATTTTGGACCAGGTTCGGGCCCTGCCCGAGCTAAAACCCGGTCCACAGCACAACCGCCGTCTCTACCAGGCCTATAAGTATATGGAAGAGTGGGCCGGTGCTATCGATACAAGCCGGCCATCTGCTACTGAGCAGTCCATCGACAATCTGGTCTACTTCTATGGCGGGTCCCATGGCTGGTACACGCGCAAGGTATTGCAACAGGCTTCCCGCTTGATGAGTCTATGGAAGCTGGGCAACCCCATGTCCGCCCTGGTCAATCTGACTCAGACTGCCATCAACACCTACCCAGTCCTAGGCAACCATACCTTCACGGGCATAAAGCTAACCACGGAATCTATGATGAATCCACATGCTACCTACAAGGGTGTGCGTCTGGATACTTTGGCCAAGGCCATGGATGTCGATCTATATATACCCAAGTGGGCCATTGACGGGTACTATAAGGGCCGCAAAGTCAGTATGTTCATTCTATCGATGTTCAACACTGCAGAGAAGATCAACCGAGCCACAGCCGCCTTCGGTGGCTATGCTAAGGGCCTGGATCGCGGGTGGTCCCACGAAAAGTCCATAGAGTTCGCCAAGAAGTGGGCTGTTGACCGCACCCAGTTCCGTTATGGTATAGAGGCCCTGCCCGCCATGTTTCGCAACCCATTCGTCCGGTTCTTGTTACAGTTTAAGCCGTATTTCCTCCACGAGGTCAACTTCATCACAGACCTGGTACAGCCACGATCAGCTGTACAGAGGTACGATCCATACTGGAAAGAGCTATCCCGCTTTCTGATTGTCAGCACCGCCTTCACCGGCCTACTCGGCATCCCGGCCGTCGAAATGATGGACAAGTTCGTCTTCGAGCACTGGAAGAAGGATCCACAAACCGGCCTGGGTTTCTCGTTCCTAGACGAGCTCAAGCGCCTCAAGCCAGAGCTGGGCCGCTTTGGAGATGTGCCATTACGTGGTATCGGCTCGGTACTCGGCCTAGATTTGTCCCAGCGCATCGGTCTAACCGTGGATTTCGAAAATGCTGCCATGGTGGCTTTGCAGCCTGATGTAGCAGTCGGCAAGGCAGCCCGTGCTTTCAGCGTGTGGGCCGGCCTATTCAACGATCTGCGGGTGGCCATATCAGACTTCTTCTACCACCGAGACGAAATCCACGCCGATGCCCTCTGGAAGGCCCTGGCCCCAGTGCAGCTGTGGTCCATTTACTACTCCGTCAAGAGCCACACCGGTAAGACCCCACAGCTGCTACAGATTGGTGGCGAACAGCTACCCATACCCCTACCCATCATAGAGGAAAGTGGCTATGTCGAGCCAGGCCAGCTTCGCTCCCCCACTAAGGAAGGAGCTATGACCATAGACCTGTCTGAGGATCCCTTCAGGGGCTACAAAACCATCCTGAAGGCTATCGGTGGCCGATTGCCGGAAGAGTCATTGGCCGGGGAGACATATGAACGCTACGGACCACGGGGCCAGGTTATCAGCTGGTACACACGCAAGGCCAATAAACTTCGGTTGGACTACCTGCAAGCCTGGAACAAGGGCGATTACGAAAAGGCTATGGACATCGCCGCCCAGGGAGCGGAGCTTGGACTTGATGCCAAGGACTTTGCTCGCGAGCAGGAGCAATGGGAACGAACCCTACTTGAGAGAGCAGCTAGACAGGTACCAACCGAGCTACGACCGGGCGTCTTCCCAGAGTTGGAACGGGTTGAGCCGGGTCTTGAGCTCCCAGTAAAGAAGAGGAGAAAGTCGAGACTATACTAATGGCCGCACTCACCCCACCCCAGGTCCCTAGCCCCGCCCCATTTGGGGGCCCCAAGCTATCGACGCAGGCTCGTGTGCCAAACGCCCCACAGACCACGCATGTTGGTGCTCCGCCCAGCCGTGATGGTCGAGCGTACTACGCCCAAAAGGCCCGTGAGGCCGCTCGTCGTTATGGCGTACCAGAGCAACTGTTTGTCGCCCAGATCCAGTGGGAGAGCGGCTTCAACCCGACAGCCCGTGGCAAGGATGGGGAAGTGGGCATCGCTCAAATCATGCCCCTATGGCGCCGGGAAGTGGACCCGACCAACCCGGAGCAGTCCCTAGATTGGGCCGCGCAACACATGGCCGCCCTATACAAGAACCTGGGTAGCTGGGAATTGGCCCTAGCCGGATATAACGCCGGTGGTGCGACTGTGAAGCGGTACAAGGGCATCCCACCGTACGCCGGGACCCAAAAGTATGTTGCTGGCATAATGCGCATGGCAGGTATGGCTAACGAAGGGCTGACTGGAAGAACACGTACAGAGGCAGAACTAATCAGAGGAGCACGGCAACGATACGGGCTGCCGCCATGGGGATCTCCGGCCAACATACCGGCAGACTTGCCACCGGCAACCATGCCACCCCAACTCAGGGGTAATACGACAGCCCCGGGTGGGCAAGCCCCACCGGCACCAGGCCTACCCAGCTTCCCACTCCCCAAAACAGAGATGCCGGCCGTCTCCATGGCTTCCCTGCTACCACAGATGATAGCTGATCCCAAGGCCGATCGGATTGCAATGCTAATCAAGATGCTGCCCTTCCTGAGTCCACAGGTAAAGGCGGCCCTACCAAAAGAGTACCAGCCCTTCCTTACAGAGTAAGACATGCCCAGGAAACCCACAGTCCCGGGGTTGATTCGGCTCCTCGCAGATACTCCCATCGAGGTTATGGAGAAGGCTATCGTTGATGGGCGCGCTGTGGACGGTTTCTGTCGGGAGGATGGAACCATAGTCATCGGGCTGTTCGGAGCCAAGCAGTGGTCCCGGGCCGATAGCTTAGTGGTGACCACGATCCATGAGCTGATTCACACCCATGACGACGACCTGGCCGAGAAGACGGTACGTCAGATGGAAACCGAGTTCTTCAAATCGCGTGTACTACGGGAAGCGGTCCTGATGAGGTTGCTGAACGTAGTCTTATTTGGGGAATAGAAAAGCCACCCTCACGAGTGGCTGCAATCATAAATGGCTAGGCGAAAGCCTAGTCTTTTGTTTTTAAATCGAGGATCCCGCCAGGAATCCCGCCAGCTTGGCGGGATCGCCCTTGGGCGCAAGGTAACATTACTCCGATACTGGAAGTGGCGGGCGCCGGCCTTCGAGCGACTCGAGCAGCATACTGGGCGCTTCGGCCTTTCGTCGCTCACGTTTCTTCATCCTATGCCTGATCTTCACAATCCACTTAGTAGGGATCACCGTCAAGGCATCAACCTGCGGCTCCTCCTCATGTTCAGTCACGTCGGGCGGATCCCAGGTCTGCGTGAGCAGAGTGACTTCCTCATCTTGGTGGATCAGGTACCCGGCCTGGAATCGACGGTAGAGTCTGCCCCGCCGAATAGCCTCGGGCACAGGACCGGAGAACTTACGGTCCACCGCATCCATCCATTCTACTTCCACTAGTGGAGGCCGTATCAATTTAGGATGTGTCACTATTAACCTCCGGCCCGCCAATACGCCGCATGGTCTTCCATGCTTGCCAACACTCTTCGCACAAACACTCTACTGCATCGTCCTTTGAGTTCCAATCTACCACAAACCAACCAAGACGCCGGGCCAGCGACCTTCCACAGTTATTGCATGCGTACTCCCGCGTCTTCGGGAAGGACGGTATAGTGGATGACCTCTTATTAGTTGGCGTCATTACACACCCCCGCCAACGTGTTCGTACCAGTTGTCCCTCCGTTGCAGAGTTACGGGCTGCTGCCCAGCCGCCCATCGAATCTTGGTGAACCGTAGGATGACATAGCCCATCTCCTTCTCATCGAAGGTCAGGGACATGGATAGGTCCACCGGGGTGACGAACCGCATCGATCCCATGTGCTTCTCTATCTGCATGCGTTCAGTAGCCGATCCCTTAGAGTGGTGATGGATGAACCCGACGGAGATCGACCGGTTACCCCGGATCGACTTCAAGGCATCCAATGTTTCCGCCACGGCCGTGGGGTCGTTTTCGTTAGCACTATGGAAATCCCGGATGGTGTCAAGAAGGATCATGTCCGGGGTATACAGCTCAACCAGCTGGCGCATAGTTTCATAGCCCTGCTCAGTGTTGACTTTGATGGACTTGGTGACATTGGAGAAGTACATGTTGGCCAGGGCCCCTGGCATCCGCTGTGACAACCGACGAACCAGGTCCTCGAACATGTGGGGCGGGTTGTCGGCCTGGAGATACAACACCTTCACAGCCTTCGGGACCGCGTACAATCCCCATAGGTCCATACCGGCGGCCAGACTGAAGGCAAACTGCAGAGCCAGGGTCGTCTTGCCGGCCCCAGGGTGGCCTGACATCATCCAAATACCGGCCGTTGGAAGCAGCTTATCAATGAGCCAGCTCACCTCTTCCCGCTTCTTCGCAACGAAATCTGGGCCGTGCATAACCTCGATAACGCCCACCTTCCTAAGAGAACCAAACAGCTCGAGGAGCCGGTCCAGTGCATCGGCTGGCAGGTAGTCCCGCAGCTTGTCACTCCCAGCAACGGTCTCGCCAACCGTCACCTTCCGATAGGTATCCCGCACAACCATCAGACGGTCGTTGAGTTCACCGGTGTCCTCAGCCGCATTGGCCAGCCGAATCACCAAATCCTCCACGTCGGCCATCTGGTAGTTGCGCTTGGCCAGAAACCCGGCCAGGGCCAGTTGCATGTCGTGGCGCCGACCTTCGACGTAGTAGGGCAGTAGTTGATCCACCACCTCGTCGATACGCGCCGGCGGGATGTTACGGCCCTCGCCCGATATCGGGACCGCCTGCACGTTGGCCCGAGTCTTGATTTCCTCGGCCAACCACACCGGCAGCTCCGGCAGTTCTGCCGGCAATAGCCCATCCGGGGTCAGCCAGACGTACCGCTTGCCCGACTGGTGCAGGCTCGGCGGCGCGGCCACTTGCCCGCCCTCGGCCCTTATGTCCACACCCGGCGCCATTCCCGCTCGGTTAGTCAGGGGCGGCCCCTCATAGTGGAAATAAAGATGCAGACCGTCGCCGCCAGTTCGTACTGTGGCAGGCGACGTGAGGTTCTTCTCCTTCAACCAGTCCAGTCCGCCCTTCTTCGGGTCGATGTCAATGACCACTAGCTTCGAGACGGACCCCGTAACGATGCCAATGTTGTGCTTGCCATTCTTTGAATGGGGTACGGCATTACCACCATCACCCCTCTTACCGAACCATGCTTGGATCTCCTGTATGGTGGCATGCCGATGCTGGTAGGGTTCCCAGTTGATGGCCGGGGCCTTTCCTCCGGCCTGGAATCCCTGCCCTGGGGCCGTGAGCTGGATGACAGACCAGCCACGCGCCTGGTAAGCCAGAGCCGCAGCGAAGGGTTCGAGAGCTTGCTCTACTTCCACAGGCGCCTCTGGCAAAACCTTCGGGTCCGGGGTGGCCGTAGGGCCTTGTACTTCGTATGTTTGCGGCACTTCACTTTCCTCCCTTAAGTCCTTCAGAGATCCCCACGAATGACCAACCTTGGCATCGACCAGAATTGGGATGTCAAAGGTGACATCGAACTGGGCGAAGTCGGGGGTTTCCAGGATCTGCTTCGCGTGCTTGGCGAAGGGTATGACCTGGTCCTCTGGTACTTCGGCTAGGACGGCATCATGTACAACGTCCACAATGAGGGCACCATACTTTGGTGCCATCTCCACTAGGCCGGGTAAGGCCAATAGCATCGTATCACTGGCCGGTCCCTGTACAAGGGTGTTGATACCTGACAGAGCAGCATGGATCGCTTCCTTGCGATTGGCTGAATCAATCCCAGGTAGACGACGGACCCGTCCAAACAGGGTACGCACTGTCTTGTTGCGCCGGATCTCTCTTGTGATCATCTCATGTGCCGGTTTCAGCGCCGGGTAGGCCCGGTGGAACGCCTTCCACAGCGCCAGGGCCAGGAAATAGATAGGGTCTTCAGAATTAGCCATCTGACCCATAGCCACCAGAGCCTGCTGTGCCTCCAGCTCGGTAACGCCGTTATCCCGCAAATGGGTGGACAGCTTATCCGGGCCACCACCGTACAGTAGAAGAAAGTTGGCCGTCTTTCCGTGGGTACGCTCCGAAGAAGAAATGGCATCCATCGGCTTGCCATAGGCCAACGATGCTGTGTAGCGGTGCAAGTCCTTGCCCTGTTGGAGCAGGGACTTCAGCTTCGGCTCATTGTAAACATGGGCTCCCCACCGGAGCTCGATGAGACTGAAGTCCAGCTCCACCAGCTTGTAGCCTGGCCGCGCCCGGATGATGTCCCGGATGCCCTTCCCCCGAGGTATATTCTGTACGTTCGGGTCACGGGACGAAGTTCGCCCGGTCGAAGGGCCGGCCACTACGAAGGTAGGGTGGATGCGACCATCGGGCGCGATATGGTCTTTCAAGGTCTGGACCGTGGTCACCCGCTTGTCCGCCTCTGACCGACGGAGCAACAGGTCGATGACGGGGTGATTCCCCTTCAGTAGCATGAGAGAGGACACATCTACCGAAGGTTCGTTTTCGATGGTGGTGCGCCGGACAACGGGTAGCCCCAGCTTATCAAATAGCAGCTTGCGAAGCTGGGCGTCGGAGTTCCAATTGCTGACCTCGCCAGAGAACATCTGGTTCAATTCGGCATCAATACCGGCAAGATCAGTAGCGTAGTCAACTTCCAACTTCTGCAAAGTCGGCATATCCGTAGGCAGGCCTGCCCTCTCGATAGGCTCCATGGCATGGTACGCCGGCAGAACCAGCTTCTGGTACAGACGTACCAACTTTTGGTCGGCCAGAAAGTCCTTATCAAAGGCATCCTTGACCATGAGGGTCAGGGCCACATCTCGGGCATTGTATTCCGCCAGGGTCTCCAGAGGCACTTCCCGTGCCCGACCAGTGCGGAGCATAGCATCCAATGGCACCTCTACGAGCTTCGTAACGGTCTTCTTGCCCTGCTGTACGGTGTGCATGGTCGAGATTGGGACAGTCCAATACCGTTGGATCCCGAACAGCTCCTGCCCCAAGACTTTCAGCTTCAACCGCCCCTTGTCCGCCCGTGTCTCATCCAGAAGATGGCCCACCAACACCCCATCCCAATCAACTCCCCGGTCGGCCATAGACATCAGGCCCTCTGCCTTTAGGGCCTGCGTGTCGTATTTGCCATTGTGCATCACCCGGATTCCATCCCGCATGGTAGCATCGAAAATGCCACGAACAGCGGCACGAAGCCGTGCCTGGACCGCAGGATCAACTTCTGGGTGCCCAACTGGGAAGACCCAAATAGGCCTGCCTGGATTACCCAGACCCACTACCACAACCTCGCTCTTAGCACTCTCTATGTCTACGGACAGAACCGTGTCAGACAGATCGGACACGGCCTCGGCAATGGTGGTATCATCAACTATCTTGTATCCCGCGTACCACTCTACGATCTTACCATTGAGCAGCTGTTCAGTACGGGTAATTGTCTTGATGAAGTCGGGCTTCTTGTTTGGGTCGTGGAGGGTTGCCGCCGGATGAAAGCACGGCATGACCCAAGGCTCGTAGTCGGGAGCCAGTCGTACCCGTCGCTCGGCCCCTTGCTCAGTTGTGATACGACGCTTGCCAATAATGGCGCCCGTCGCCCACCCGCCAACGGCGAGGATCACCTCTGGCTTCACCTCGATTAGCTTATCCAGGAGGTGTTGCCGCCAAACCTTCAGATCTTTCTCCGTAGGGGTACGCGGGATAGTGTTGCCAAAACATGGCACAGCATTGTAGGCGAAGACCTCGGAGCGAGGAATTCCTACCCGGGCCAGCTCGGTATCGAGTACATGCCCAGCAGGGCCGACAAACGGTCGGCCGGTCTGGAATTCCTGCGCCCCGGGGCCCTCGCCTATTACGGCAAGACGGGCTGTCTCCGGCCCGTTCCACGGCACATACGCATGGCAACCAGGGTGAATTGGGCAACTAGCCATTAGTTCTCCTTACGTGCTGCCGCTATACCTTCCAGCACCTCAAGAATGTCAACCATGACTACTAGAGAGATTTCCTCCACAGTCATGTGGATAGGCTTTTTCTTACCGAAACGTCCTTCAATGAAGGCCCTCCACTCATGAGCCGACGCTGCATCAGACATTACTTCCTCCCTTCGGACGTTGTTTGGCCAACGGACGACCTTTATCTGGATAGGACCAAGCATATGGATCTGGCCCCTCTTTCAGTTCGTACCAATACGAATCTATCGAGTGCAAAGTAGTGACATGATAAGGGTTACCTGCCTCAGTACGCCGCCGTGCTTCGGCGGCAGCCTCGTGATACAAGTTAAATTGAACAGGTGTGACCATATAAGTTATGTCTTCGTTACCTTGCCCGAGGCTACCGCCTTCTCAGCACGGGATGCTACCTTGCTCCTCTTGACATGCCGACAGGCAGGATGGATGTAGTTCTTGTTCTTCCGCTTACGCGGGACAGACTGCCCACAGACCCGGCACGTTCTAGCCTTCATCTATTAGTTCTTTCCCTCTCCACGACCAAGCTCAAACGGCCGCAGGTAGTTGATCAGGTCATCGGACCCAGGCACCTGGAGATTTGTCACCAGAAATCCGGACGGGGCATTGGGGATGGCCATGTAGGACGATACCTGTCGGCCGTCTCCGGTACGCGAAGCAGCCGGGACGCGCCGGATCGTGAAGTCTCGGTCGGTCACAGTCTGGTTCTCCTCGAAGAAGGAACGAAGCAGACCCACTGGAGTGTAGGCTGTGTCTCGGAACGACAGGATCTCAACCTGCTGGGTGGTGTAGTTGTACACCATCCAGAAGAACTCGACAGACTTGCGGGCACCTTCAGTACAGAACGGGCAGTCCCCACCAGCAGAGTCGCCAACATACTCCTCGTTCTGGAAACAGCTCACGGCAAAGGGTTTCTCATTACGGCTGTGCCGGAACAGCCCAATACCGTCGGTCAGCTCCCACAGGAACCGAACCTTGGAACTTTGATTTACGTCAAGCTTGAACCAGGGAATCTTTACCCGTGGACGGTCTCCCTGAGCAACCACTCGGGCCTTGCGCTCGTCCTCCTTGACAAAAGCATCTGTTGCTTTCATGTGTCTCCTCCGTTGGGCCTAATGGCCAATCACCTTTTTTATCTTACGCACGCTCACAATTCGTGCGATAGGCAGCATGAATACGACCTGTGGTAATCGTTCAACCTTCTTTCTCTTGAAGAACGACATCTCCTGAGGGTCAGCGCCCTCAAGTTCATCGGGGTCTACATGCACCTCTGGCTCACCAGTAGGCACTTCCACAATTTGGGCGAAGATTAAGATGTTACCTGCATGCTCCACAAGATCTGCCTCTACCAATTCCGTGACCGAAGGCTGATCCTCATGTTCTTTCCACACAACTTCGTAGATGTTACTGATGACACACCCCAATCTTAGGTTTGCGGGCTGGTAAATGGGAACGATACCTGTGACAGCCCCTTGGCTACTGTCCTTGTTGTCTTCATATCTTCTTAGTCCACCTCTCAAGGATAGCTGCCGTCGCCCCTGGCTTGGGCCGGTCGTCAACCAGATTGCCTGTCTCTAGGGCATCGACAATGATGCCGAGACAGGCTAGGGCATGGGCCAGGTGAGGATAGCCACTATCCTGAGCCACCTCCTCACCATCTACCCAGGCCAGGATATGCCGCATAGCCGCGTCAACGTAGATGGAGGCAACAACCTTCTTCTCCCGCCAGTTGTACGGGCCGTATTTCGCCGCCCCGTCCTGCATTGCCAGGGCCTGATAGATGATGCTGGTCGGCGGCACTAAGTACAGCCGGGGTTTCTTGATGCCTACCTGATCTTTAGGATTGGTCTCATCAGGCGCTGGAGGCGCATAACCTGTGGTTAACCCGCCGCCACCTTGCGCGCGACCGGGTCCCCTGCCTGCCCAACCGGCGTTCATCCCCATGCGGGGCACAGGGCGTCCGGAGCGTCCCTTTGTGGCGACCCTGTCCAAGACCTTTTTCCCGCCCAAGATCGGCGTGATTCGCCAGCCATTAGTCCAACACCCGCCGCTTCACGAATTTCAGCAGATCCTCGACAGCAGGTTCCAGCTCTGTGTAGACCTTGTAGGCCATAACGGCAGAGAAGCTGTAGACCCAGGGGAGGTCCTGCCAGACTAGCCAAATCGGGTGGCCTTCGGCAAAAGCGACCCCCATCTCGGCATGGGTACCCCGGGCCGTATGGCCTTTGGGGACATATGCAAGGATGGCATCGGCCTCTTTAGCCATTTTTAGATCAAGGGGAACGTATAGAGCTGCGCTTTGTTGGGGGTTGTCAGCGGGCTCCCAGACTACGGCTCCCGCCTCCTGGAGACGCTTCTTTATGGGAGCGCGCCAGGGCAGTTCCATATTGCCAGCCAAGTACACACGGAGTGGCTCGGTTCGGGCATGAACTTTTCGCGGTTTCGTCTTGTCCATGTGCTCATTTCCCTCCATCTACCACCATTATACCACGGAAAACCCATTTGTCAAGTGGCACTTTGGCCACCATTCCACTCCCATCAAACCTCTCTAAAGGTTGCCATGGGCCGTTCTATCGATAACTTCAAGGCTAACCCGGGCTTGACAAACTCAATTCCTGTGGTATAATATAGGTAGAGCCGGTAAGGAGGAACGTAGTGACTAACATGTATTACCTAATATTGCTTTTATATTACCAACTTCGAAGCCGACCAAACAGTTGTTCGATGGATCGGTGAGGGAACAAGGAATGGCACTGGTTGACCTCCACCTTCATTCTAACATGGGTTAGGCGGTTGTCAAGTGGCCATCTGCCTCGTATGTCGTAAGGCCCTAAGTGGCACCTCAGATCCGGCTATCCCAACTGGGATGCCCTTCCGGCGTCGTGTCTGTTCGATTGATTGCTGGCGTGTGCTGGCACTGCGTGATCAGGAGGAACGGGAACTAGCTCCTCGAGCGCCTGATGGCCGTCCGGGGAAGATTCGTGTCTGGAGGTCGGAACATGAAGAAAAGAGCAAGAAAGAGACCTTCGCGTTCGGTCAAGAGGGCCAGGGTCTCGAAGAGTGTACAGCGCCGGGAGCAGCTTCTGACTCAGGAGATTCGGGAGGAAGCCGGGCTAGTCCAGATGGAACAGAGACAGCCGGATTTTAACGATTTCACGTCAGCGGACCTGATCCAGGAACTGTATAGGCGGGGGCAGAGTCTTGAGAGACCAGCAGTGATGTCCTATTACACCGGGGGAGAAGAGCCAGGGCAGGAGTGCATTTATGTTAATGTAGAACCTGCCGTCCCTGTAGAGCTTTCCTTCGATGGTGTGCCCGTTTATGAGGATCTGGAGTCAGATCTCCAGAACTACACCGGCCGGCTAAGTGGCATGAGTCTTCCCGTCTTCCTAGCACGACGTATCAGTGAGTCTCTGAATAAAACTCTTTCCGAACTGTCGGCGGGCCGTTTTGAGGGTGTGCCGTCGGACTTCTGGCAAAGGATAATTAATCGGGGACCGGATAGGTCCAAGGCGGGTTATGACGAAGTCAAAGAGTTCGCCAATTTAAAGGAGGAGAACTAATGGCACAGATTACTATTACGGTTCAAGATGTAAGAGGGTTAGTAACACAGCAGATAGTTGCGACATCCGTAAATCTCGGCCCGATCATAGACAGTATTCTCATGAACCCAGTTGATGGCCGAGTCAATCCTGGTGGGGTTGTTACTATTACGGTAATTGCTCATGATCCAGAGGGCGATGCACTGACATATGCTGCTGTCGCCGATTCCGGATCTCTCGTTCGGGATACTGTAAACCTGAATGTATTTCGCTGGACAGCGCCTTAACTATGGCTAATATTGATCTTACGGTTCAGGACTCGCGTGGGCGTTCTACGTCTGCGCGAGTCCTTACCGAAGTAATTGCACAAGCAGGCCCTCGATGGAGCGACCCCGGCTTTTGGGCTCCCTTTCTAGGATCAGCTCGTCTTCCGACGATTGCTGATACCGTCACTCTTCCCGCAACACTCCCCCCACTACTGTACGATGTGGATGATGGGGCCATTGGGACTCTGACCACCCATACCGGGTTCAAAGTTCTTCCTGGAGCCGCACGGAGGCTCCTGGTGGGCACTAACTTCATCCAGCACCACGGGCGGTTTGAGATCATCACGCCGGACCCGTTCGAGATGCACTGGCCCTTGGTGAACGAGAGTACCTTCGTCGGGGGGCATACCGACATCCCGCTGTCTACGGACCCCGGGTTGTGGTTGATGGACTGTGACGTGGAGATCGCCGGAAAGTACGAGGTGCCCTGGGCGCTCCTAGCCCGCGATGCACAAGCGGGCGAAACGGAGATTCTACTAGACCGTGATGTGACGTGGCCCGCTGGCGCGGAGATCGCGGTGACGCCGACGCTCCCAATTACCACGCCCGGGATGTCGAGGTTTACGCTTCCCGTCCCGGGTGCGCCCGCATCGCAGACCGAGTTGTGGCGCGATGCGTATGATGTCGCGGTGGTCATCAGCACCTCGGGACGGACCGTGCGGATCGACCGGCCGCTCCGCTACGCCCACCCCCGGTGTGGGCCGTGGGCAGACGGGACGGCGGAGGGCGCAGAGGTGTTGCTGTTGTCCAGGAACGTGCGTATCACCGGCCGCCCGGGCGGCCGATCGCATATCCTGTGCATGGCCCACGCTGGGGGTAGTAGGCAGATTCGCATAGCCGATATGGAAGGGCAGTACCTGGGACCCGTAGCCCCCGACCCGAACCGCGCCAGCCGGTTTGTTGGGCGACTAGGGCGATACGGACTGCACTTTCACATGCTGGGGGAGGCCGCTCGTGGGGCACGGGTTGAGCGAGTGGTGCTTCGAGACCTCGGCAATCACGCCTTCGTGAGCCACGCCTCGCACGGGGTGACCTATATGGGCGCCGTCGCGCACAACGTCTTTCGGAGCGAGCCATTTTGGTGGGACGCCTCTGGTTCTACCGCCGTCCCCGGGGGATTTCCAGAGAACCAAAGCCATGATGTCGCGTGGGACCAGTGTGTGGCCTCGCGCGTACTGTCATGGCCGAATGCAGATGGCCGCATGGCCGGGTTTATGACCATGCGCGGGTTTCGGAACCGTGCGGTGGAGTGCCGTGCCGTAGGCATCCAGGGCCTCAGCAATTCTGCGGGCCTGCGGTGGCCAGAGGGTGAAAGTCATGAAGCCTCGGGAGCTGGGGTGTGGGAAGTGCGTCGTCTTGTCGTCCACAACTGCCGCAACGGGACGGACACATGGCAAAACACGGGAAACCCCCACGTCGTTTTATTGAGGAGCCGGATATATCGCTGTGAGAGTGCGCTCCAGCACGGAGCCTACGGGAACCGCTACCGCTATGAAGGGTTTGAGACGCGGGAGTGCCGGTCCCAAGTAATTGAAGTCGCCACCTCCGCGCCGCCCGAGCCGATCACCGTACAGGACGCGACGTTTCACGGGTTCGGGCCGTACATGGTCTGGGTAAAGGAGCATGTCTTCCCTCCAGAAATTCCCTCCCGGTACTTGCGCTGCCGGTTTACCGGGACGCTGGAGACGCCGATCCCAGGGCAGCCGTTGGGGCGTGGCGTGACCGGGCCGGTCGGGGCGGTGTTTCTCTTCAACGATCCAGCAACGGTGACGGAATGGACTGCACGGGAAGTCATCGACTGTGACTTCGGCGGGCTGAACGAGGCGTGGTTCACCGACACCTGCCACCCGAATTCCCGTATGATCATTCAAGACGCTTCAAGACACCTGATGCTACAACGTTGGGATCAGCCGGGAGACTATTATGAGCCTCTCTGGAATGCGAGTGTTAGAAGACTATAATGGCGAAGGCGAAGAAGCGCAGCCCGCAGACACTGCAGGAACTGCTGGACATCATCCAGAAGAAGCACGGAACCCGTGCGCTGGCAGTGGCCGGTGACGTTGAGGAGCTCTACACTGTGTCCTTCCTCCCCACCGGCCTGCCGGCCGTGGATGAGATCCTAGGGGGAGGAATACCCAGAGGACACATCACTGAATTTTTCGGCCCGTGGTCTGGGGGAAAGACCTTCTTGGCCCTGAATGCTATCGCTCGTACCCAGGCAGATGGTGGGGTAGCAGCCTTCATAGACACTGAGGTTTCGTTCTCGCCAGGTTTTGCCCGGACATTGGGAGTGGACATGGACCGGCTTCTCATAAGTACCCCGGAGTTCGGGGAGGAGGCCCTGGACATTGCGATCTCTCTGATTAAACAGGATGTGGACCTTGTCGTGTTTGATTCAGCAGCGTCCATTGTCAGCAAGGACGACCTTGAGAAGCAGGTAAACATTAGTGGATTCTCGCCGGAGGTCCGGCTATGGAATGCGGGCCTAAAGCGCATCAAGTCTGCGCTGGCGCTGGGCAAACCGGCCTTTGTGTTCACTAACCAGGTTCGTGATAATATAGGGGTCATGTATGGTCCTGCGACAACCGAACCAATGGGCCATAAGTCCAAGCACGAGTCGGTCCTGCGGTTGGAGGTGCGTCGCAAGGAGTTCATCAAGAAAGGGGACCAAAAGGTTGGACATGTCGCGCTGGCACGAGTGGCTAAGGCGAAATACGACGGCGCTCGTCCCTTTGCTGAAGCCACGTTCGACATCCTCTATCCATCTGACGGATCTGGAAGCGGAGGTAGCGATGCGTCGGCTGGCGGGACCGGGGGGCCCGGGGTCACCGATAGCCATCCAAGTAACAGCCTTTAACCACGGACGCGGTGGCGACAAGCACGAATCGACGGTATCTATGCAAGTGCATTTGATTTACAAGAATGGGGCCGTGGCAGGAATGGGCCAGATCATTTTGCCAGTAGGGGGATATCAGTCGTGGAGACTCGACCTCTGAGACCGCGGCCATGAATAAAGTTTCCTGTCCGCCCAGCCCTGACTGTCAGTATTGTCGTGGGCGCGGGTGGGTTCAGGAGGCCGACGCCATCTTTCCGTGCCGTTGTACGAATCCCAGCCCGGATGATCTTCCCACGGGGGCGGAGAGAGTTATTTAGTCATGGAGACTAGACCTCCGATAGATGAACTTAAGGAGTTTGTCAGCCCCACAGTGGGACGGCTAACCTTTGGTCAGCTCATGGATCGGGTTATTGGGTTCGTCGAGGAGGACCCTGAGCGGAAGTATAGACTGATCGTAGGGACCGACTCCCAGCCTGGGGACACGACCAGTTTTGTCACGGCTGTGGTAGTTCATAAGCTAGGGAAGGGCGGTCGATACTTCTACAAGAAACTGCTGGAGCGCAAGATGGACAGTCTGCGCCAGCGGATCTTCTATGAGACTGCCATGTCCCTGGAGTTGGCTCACCGTGTGACGGCTGAGCTTGAGCGGCGGGGCCTGTCCGATCTGCCAGTGGAGATACATCTGGACGTAGGAGAGGTCGGGGAGACCCGGCGGGTCATCCAGGAGGTTGTGGGGATGGTCACGGGATCCGGCTTCGAGGCCCGGACTAAGCCCGATTCCTACGGCGCCAGCAAGGTCGCCGACAAACACAGCAAGTAGGGAGGCTGTCCCATCGCAAATATGTCCAATAAGTACAAGCGCCCCAAGCGGTCTGAGCGCAAACGCCACCGCCATGGTCCCTGCAGTTACTGTGGGAAGTTCCACAAGCATGGGAAGCGAAGAGACAGTTGTCGGGGGCACAAGCCCATTAAGCCCACTCATACCACTATGGGTAGTGGATAGGGCTTGACAAATACCAAACCTGTGGTATAATGTAGGTAGATGGGAGTCAAGATGGCTGTGCTCGGAGTCGACCTATCTGGGTTCCATTGTGGGTTCGCTGTTCTGGATGAGAATGGCAAGTTGACCGCCCACGGCCTAATACGTCCTGATGAGAAGGCTACCTATTGGGTTCGTCAGGAGCAGATAGTGAACGACATTGACATCCTTATTCTAAATGAAGGTGTCACCAAAGTGGTCTTCGAGGCGATTCGGCAGTTCCATCATGGTCGGATCAGTCTGCCAGCAATCCGGGACCTGGGCCGATTGTCGGGAGCGATAGGGTTGGTAGCCCAACGACGCGGCGCGGAGATCGTTGAGGTCCATACAGGGCACTGGCGCCTGGCTGTACTTGGTAGCGGAAAGGCAGTGAAGGAGGATGCCGTCGACTATGTGAGGCGGCGTTACAAGATCAAGCCGGAGACGGATGAGGCGGAAGCCGTCTGTCTGGCGGAGTTCGGCATGTATGGTTCCCGGAAGGAGAGAAAGCGTCGTGGTAGACGTACGGTTCCTAGAAGATCCATCAGGGGTTTGGCTGGCCGAGATCGTCAGCAGCGAGAACGAGGACGAAAGGCTGCTCATCGGAAGTAATGGAAGGATTGTCCTGCGGTCGGAGCTGTACGGCCAGGACGTAGTAATCTGGGAAGGCTTCCCCGAGGAGCGAGAGCTTTATGAACAGGACAAAGAAGAGGATTAGGATTTGCCCTGTGTGTGGGAAGGAGTATACCAGTTCTTTCCCGTATTGCTCTCCGGCCTGCCGGCAGCTGCATATCCAATCCTCGAGGGACGACAAAAAGGATTGGTACGAGCTCCAGCTAGAAGTGGCCCGCCCTCTGGCAGGTAGGATAGTCCGGGGCGGCCGCCCGGGACGGTACTCTGATGTTGAAACACCATACCACCTGGCGGAATGCAAACTGACGGAGCGGGACGAGCAAAGGATAGACGCGTTCTGGGTGTTGAAGACCCAGAAGCTGGCGGAGCGGACCAGGAAGTTCCCGGTTCTGGTACTCGCCGTCGGCGGTCTCGCCGGACACCGGGTAGCATTCTTCTTGGACGATGGGCCACGAGACACAAGCAAGTCCGTCGAGCTATTTGCTCCCGTTCTAAATCAGTGGCTTATAGACGGGCGCCAGGTATGGGTCGCTGGTTTCACCGCTGAAGCTCTGACGATACTGAAAGGCGAGCCAGAATCAATCCCGGGACTAGGGTCCCTTAGAGGAGTTAGGTACACAATGGATTGGGCCAAGACAAAGGAATCTCTAACCAAGGAGTTTGACGCGTTGAAGCAGGAACAGAACGCCTTGCTCCAACGTACTGAGGCCATTGGCCAGCGACTGCTTCAACTCCAGGGCAAGTTCGAGATGGCAGAGCAGTCCGAGGCTGCGGAGAAGGCCGAGGCTGACACTGCCAACCGTGATGAGCCCGCTCCAGATCCAGACGGAGGCTTTTAGGAAATGGGTATTATCAGTCACTTAGCCTCAGAGCGTTTGGGCTGGATTGGTCCGTGGTTATGGACTATCGAGGAAGACGGGAATAAGTTCATTGGGCGAGCAGTGCTACACGAACGTGATCCCGAGTGGAAGAGCGCGACCGTCTGGCTGCTCCAGCCGCTCACCGAGGAGGGGACGTGCTCCTACGGCCTCTGGCTCACCATTGGCGGCCGGATGTTCATCTGCCAGGAGGTGTTCGAAACGCGCGAGGCCGCAGAGGCAGCGGAGGCGGCGGTGCGGGAGGGGTTGCGGTGAACCGGACACGGAAGCCCTATATCCGCAATCGGCGCACTGGCGTTATTCACAAGCAGCCGACACGTGAGGGTTGCAACGTCGATCAAGTGCCGAGGAAGTTTCGCGAGCCGTTGGACGATTGGGTTCCCT